ATAACATGCTGAAAATCAATGCTTTATGCTAAAACTTTAGCATGTCGAACAAAGACATGAGTGGTAATAATACTCACAAATCAGCCTACTTGGGTGGGCATAGTGGGAAAAACAGGATCACAGATGGCTATTTCTATCCAGCCGGTGGGAAAATCTACCCAGAATTTGACCGCCTCGAAGTGGGCGATCCCTTTATCTTCTGACAGCATACTGTCGAAAACGGCCTTCATTAGGTTGTCTATATCTGGCTTTTGTTGGTGCAGCTTAAAATGCATGATAGCCCTCTTCTTTTTACTCCATGTTTTGGGCATAGGGATGTAGAATCGAAAGGAGCATCCTTGGGGTAAAATAGTAAAGCCCTTCTCTTTGGCTAAGGCGAGAAGGGCCAGTTTATATTCATTATATCGTTCCAATCGTTTGAGTCTCTTCAGGCCGCCAGGGAGTAACTTTTCTCTTGGGATTCTGAAAAAAACACGATCTCCTTGTGTCGCTCGGACATTAGTTTGTGGCGTAATATTTAGAATTACTCTCCTTTGCAATTATCTTTTGCGGGTTTTTTCTTTCACCGCTTGCTGCAAAAGTAGGCAAACCATTTCAGATAATGTTCGCTTATTCTTATCGGCCAGTGCTTTTATCTGGTCAAATAATTCTTGAGACACCGTAGAACTAACTTGGGGATTTCTTGGCATTATTTTACGTAATTAAAGTACTTACTATTCTATTATCATTTCATTTTCCTCCCACCCTGCCAACAGTTCGGATAGGATGATTAGGGCTTGTTCGAGTCTCATTTTGAACTCATCCACCCATTCCTGATCTCTTGGAATCTTTACTATCTTCATTCTGAGCTTTGGATTGATGCGCCTGGGGTCATAGGAGGCGAAATAGCAGTAGTTCTTCCCGGTGACTTCCATGTTCATTTGACATTGACAATACTCCGGGAAATGGCTCTCCTTGAACTCCTGGATGGTTTTTAGGAATAGCCGCTGGGTATGAATATCGGTATTAAAGGGGCATTTGATCTCTAAAATGGCATCCTCATTCAAAACCTCTCCATCAGGGGACCCGCCAGCAAATTCCCCATATTCAATAAACTTTGGGCATACATTACCATGATATAGTAATTGCTTGCCAGTAACCCTAACAAATTCATCGGCTGCTAAAAATTCATGGTCTCTGCCCCATTTTAACTGTTTTGCTTCCCCAAATCCAAGAAAATCAGGGTCTTCAGACACGGTTGTTATCTCTGTTAATTTGGTTCTGATGTAGGTTATGGCTCCATCTCCAAAAAGGGTTTCTATTGTCGTCCTTCTATCCAATAAACCACCACGCGGCCCCTTTGGACGTGCCTCAAGCTCGTCTTCGGTCATATCCCGCTTGCCTTTTATGAATATTTTATGGATTTCCGAGGCGGTGAACCGGCCACGGCGACATTTTAACCATAATTCCTCCTCTTGTGTGAAATAATTACTGCTCATTGGTGATCTCCTTTTTCTTTTTAGCTAAAAATTGCTTGCTAATGGCAGAAGCGTGGTCCAGAAACTGCCTATCTTGGTGAAATTTCTTGTTTTTACCATATATTTCAGTCAATTCTTTCTGATTTTTGGCTGTAAGAAGCTCATCCAAAGCTAAGTCCCGCTCTTTCTCAAAGGCCATATCGATAGTGGGTACATGCTCCCCTTTATCTAGCCGTCCATTAAGGTGCCGCCCGAATTGTTTGCCCAACTTCTTAGATGCGTTGGCGATACAAAGAGATAAAACCGTTCCTGCGAAGTCCATATTCTCATCTTTGCTACTAATTGGGAATGTGACGGCTCCGCTAACCTTCTTTTTAAAGGTCAAGGATTCGCCTTGGACGCCCTCATGAAAAGCCACATACAGAGATAGGGAGCCTGAAGCAAACCATACATTACCGGTACGATCCAGGCTAAAAACAAAATCATCGGTGCCCCATTCATTAAATGTATCCAGCTTCTCTTCAATTATCCCGATGGGGATATAGGCCCCTTCTTTCTTTTCTTCGTCCAAATACCGTATTTCGGACTCATTACATGGCTTAGCCAGCCACGCCCTAAGCTCATCAATTGTTTGAATTTCAACCATAAAAATAAAAAAGCCCAAGAAGTCCGGGTAGTAGTGGCCTGCATTTCTGCCAGCCGACCGGACCGCTTGAGCGGTAATTTTTTTAATCCACTACCGACTACTACCTCGATAATGTGTAAGTACTAAGATACGAATTATTTTTCAGTATGTGGAATATCTTCGACTAGGGCGGCAGCTTTAGGGGCAACCAGTTCTTTAGGTAGGGATTGCATCAATCTTTCACCCAGCCTGGAAGCGGATTCTGTTACGGAGTCCCGGATCAGAGCTAAAAATTCATGAGCCTTGTCTTGGTTGATATTGAAGGAGAAGGCTTCGTTTTGCTTATTGGCAAACTCTATCTTTCCCAGATACTTGCCTTTATATTCTCCCCACTCTTCGTACCTGATATTGATGGATTTAAGCCTCCATTCGGCATCATTTAAAATTTCCATTTTTTATTTATTTAGTCTTTTTAGCTGTATTTCTGTGATGATGGCTGATCCTGAAGCATTTGCAAGGATTTTGGATATGCTGGAACATCTGCATTTCCAGTTTTGCCAGGGGATTGTGTTCATTTTTCGGTTGTGGGTTCAGGTGATTCTTTCATTTCTTCCATGTATTTTTCCCATCCTAACCTACGTGCAGCTAATATATGGTTGCAACAAAACTGCATCATTGCGCCGGTTGCTTCGTTGTCAACGGCTTCGTTCATGTGTTTTTGCATCGACTTGCAGTCGTCGCTTTCGTTGAATTGAATGCCTGTGATATTGGGAGACTCTTTCCACCTTACATCCGCATCAGGATGTAAGTCCCACCATTCCATTCCAGCGATAACCATTTTACGGCAGGCGTCCTCATAGCCGCCGCCAAAGCCGGATATTTCCCGGCTGTTTTCGTTGTAAGTGTATTTATTCATAACGTTATTGTTTTTTAATTAGTTGTGAGTGTTTTTCTGTGCAAGTGGGGCAGATTATTTCAAGACGGGCCGGGGATGTCCAGCCTTCATCTATAAGCATTTGCGCGACCTGTTCCTTGGTTCCGAATCGCTTTCCAACACAACCACACTTTTTACAATAGGTGCTATACACGGCTGCCAGGGAATCTAATACTGAATAGTATTCGGCTTCTGCATCCCATGTATCTTCTTTTAGTGTCATAGCTTTACAATTGATTAAACTCTTCTTCGAGTTTGTTTAAAGAGTGTTCTGTGGCGTGCATGAATTCATGAATGAGGCGTTCGGATAGGCCATACTTTCGCCCGGCATAACTGATTTCTACTGACTTATCCTTTGCGTTCGTGGCGTCATGCAGCATATTAAAAATGCCGGTATGGTTATTTATTGCCTTCTGTAGCTTCTCTGCTTCTTTATATTGATCTGGTGTCATAGTTTATAATGAGTTAAGTAGTTCTTGTTTGGTGGGGCAAATTCTATCTTCATCGACATATTTACCGCCAGACACCTTGTATTCTATCTTGGTATAAGACTCTGCGGCCCCGCAATCAGTCACCCTTCCAATTACTTCAATGATTGTACTTTCTTGAACCGCATTGCTTTCAATGAAAAAATGCCGATCGCCTATTTCATATTTTGTCTCTATTGTCACTGTTATTTAGTTTTAGATGTGATGGGTTTGATTTTTAAAGAGTTGTAAGAGTTCGGTGGTGGTGTATTCTTTGTTTTCTGCGTCTGGATGTAACATGAGATAATTGCCGGTAAGCCTCCAAATAACAGGGTTTACTAGATAAGGAGAATTAGACCAAGCAGCTAATTTTATCCACTCTCCAAATAATATTGCCTCTTGTTCCGCCCATTCATCCATTGCAGTTTCAGGGTCTTGGGAATGTTGTGGGCATGAAACATTGTATACCTTTCCTCCGTCTTTTGCTGGCCAGCATCTACAAGTAATATATTTATCTAGTATCTCCTGCTTTGTCATCGCTTACTGGTTGGGTTAGTGAAAGGAATTTTTCTTTAGCCAGGGCAAATACCGACCTGTGTTCACTTATGATTTTAAAATCTTTTGAACGAATAGGAAATTTGGCAAGATTAACGTCGCAGTGAACTATGTTTTCATCTAACCATTTGAGGTATTGTTCTGTAGCTTCTGGTGTCATAGTTGTATGCCTTAGCTGTTTTTTTGAAAGTAAGATTTAGGTACAATATCTTTTGGTTGTAGTTCGTAGTAAGGATTTTCATTCATCCACTTAGCCATCTTTGGATTCTCACAGATATAATATAATCCTGATAAGGTATGTAGTACTATATCTCCTTTATTGATCTTGTTTTCCATCCATTAGCTTTTTTCGCTTCTCGTTAATTGTGCCCAGTAGTCTGGCGGGAAAGGTTGGGTTGTCTGTTTTCCATTGTTCTAGTTCTTCCAAGGATTGGCAGTTATCTATGTCCGCTTCCATTTGTTCAATCTTTTTATAGTCAATGGCTGCTGGAACGGACTGAGCTTGCCAATTGGGTTTATCAATTGTTCCCCCCATTGCTAATGGAACAAATTGTTTTTCTTCTTGGTACAAATGCGGATGAGATTTTTTATGCCATTCGTCCGCTATTTTTTCCAATTCTGACAATGCTCCTTCGGGAGTAAAGATAGTATAGCTTCCATCTTGTTCTCTTCTTGGTTCATCAAGAGACGCTTCAAAACCCACCCTATCCGTTAAATACGGCCCTATACTGTAGGTCTTTTGGTATGTTACTTTTTCTATTTTCATGGATTATTTCTTTTGGCAGCAGCTATTTTATTTCCAGCCCACATTGCGAACCCAGTCCAATCTTCTTGTATTTTTATGGAAACCTTTCGTATGAATTTTTTGCCTTTAATATCCCAACCGCAATGGTTTACATATTCCTGAAGGATAGCTACTACATCTTCTGTCTTTTTGATGCCCTTCTTTGCAAGGAATGAGATAACGCCACCAGCCGGATTCCCATTATTGCCACGTCCGCCTTCCCAAGGCAGTGATCTATTCCGCGTTCTGGGTATCCCATATCCACGACCAATATACTCCCCGGTATAAAAGTCAAAGTCTCCGTTGATTAGACCGTCTGCGATCTCTCCCATATAATTAATTTTTTATTGATAAGTATTGTCTTTCCTGTATCAGTCATGGGGTTTTGTTTTATTCGTCAATGTGGTCTTTTCGCCACTGTTTATACGCTTCTCTTGACATACCCATGCCGGTTATGATAACTTTAGCTTCAATCGTATCATCATCGAGGTGTATGTCAACATACTTTAAAATGTCTAGAACTTCATCCAAGGACTCGCAAATAGTCTCATCCCATTCCAAAGGCATATTTACTATTTCTACTTTGTAATAAGTATAGAGCGTTGCTTCATGACCTATAGGGTGGTTCATTTATACTTCTGATTGATCTACCGGTAATTTAAAAATACTTTTTTCGGCTTTTATGATTAACCCATCACACCACGCTTTCAAGATGGCAATATCTTCCACATCTTTCACTAGCAAGGAAAGTAAATTATTGTCGTACTTTATATGCACCTCCATATTGAATACTTATTTAGTGTTAGGATATTTTTTACCGCAGAACGGGCAGTAAGTCATAAAGACCTTCTGAGTATATTGAGAGCGCCTTGTAGCGCGTGAACCGTCTTTTTTCTTTCCGTAATACTCTATCGTAAATGGCAGGCCAATTGCATTTTTAATTGGTGGGCCCCATAACATCGCCTCATTATCAAATCCTATATGTTCGAAAGAATACACTTTGTTGTGATTCATCTCACCCTTCATCTTGTCAGTCATTTTCTGGGTGACATCCTTTAAACAATTACACATAGCTATTTATAGTTATTAAGTGAGGGGGTTAGTATTTATCTATCATTTCGGTTGGAAATGGCGGCTGTCTGTATTTTGGATTATTCTCTCGTTCATAAATAGCCCAATCCATTCCAAGACCAATGGGATTATTTACGTCAAATACTGTGGTAAAACTTCCGTTCGACTTCCATTTAATCCCTTTTGAGTTTAAGTACTCTCTAAACTTATCTGAATTAAGCGGTGCTTCGTAGCTTGGGTATAGGGCGTCTACGGCGGCAATTTCAAAGAACCCACTAATTGTCTGGCCCGTTTTCTTGACTTTTTTCCGCACCTTACCCAAAAGATCGCTGTCTACTTTGATGTTTTCTTTCATGCCACTAAAGTAGTAAAAAGTATTCTATACTTCCAAATATATTTTCAGTCAGCTATAAAATTCACCAGAAACCATGATAAATAAAAAAGAGCCCCGGTAAGATTCCCAGACAGGCTCCTTTATCGACAGAAATTTATCAGAAAACTGTCAACTATTTTCTACTGGGACAACTTTACTGGATTCCAGGTAGGCTATTTTGTCGTTATACTCCCCTATGCGTTTCTTGCACTTAGCATATCCTTCGGTCTCTTCCTTGAATTGCAGCATTTCGCTTTCACTTGAATCTCGCCACTTTCTGTATTTGGCTATCTCCTTGTCAATTACTGCATTTACCTCATAGGAAATATCGTACAGTATTTCACTCCACTCCATTTCTTTTTGCAGTTCGGCTATTTTCTTAGCCGTCCGCTCCTTGTGTTTGGCAAGATGATGCGCGTCAAGGGCAGCCAAATTTTGTAAATAAAGTTTTGCGAAAAGGATTGCTTCCGACTCGTAGTCGGTAGAGCTTATAACCCGACCGGCATACTTATAACACTTTTCGAAGATGCTCGGAAGATTATTAAATGCATCCTGAAAGTCGTCGATTTCATTAGGTTCGCCGGAATAATATAGCCGGGCCTTAAGCTCTCCTTCTTTGATAATCTGATTGTTTTCGAAAAGGCCCATAGAGAAAGACAGGGATTTTTCATTCCCCAATAAATTGAATTGCCCCACTTGGCATTGAATTACGCGAAGTTCCATGATTGATAAATTTTTTGATGAGCTTACAAGATACACTACACATAGTCATGTATCCAAGAAAAATTCCCACGAAATAACAATTTTACCCACTTAGGTGATGAAACCATGTCTCCGACATCCATGTCGGTAACATACCCTAACTCATTGAAAACACCGGGAATTACACACCCAATAAAAGAGGATTATTGCTATTTAGGGCTTAGTCATCAAAATTCCTTTCCCTAAATATCTCCATCATTTTTTCTTCCTCTTCTTCGTCGCCTTCGATGTAGGGAATGTAAGGAGATTGCCGGACAACCCCGAATTTAGAAATAACAATTTCAGAGACAGGATCAGCCATAGCCTTTGCTTCGGATTTAACCTTTGCGCGATTGTATTTTAATGGACGACAGCACCAGCAAGAACACGGAGTAGAATGAGATCGGTAGGCATAATAAGCGCTTTCTTGGGCCAAGGCCAATGGTCGTATCTTTCGTATGCGCCTCCTATAATGGAGCATCTTTAACTCCTGTCGTCGCCCCTTGTTCATACCCCTAAGTTAATAAAATAACCCACAGAGACATGTATTTACATCCAACCCAAACAAACGGCGGGACTTTCGGCCAGGGAGAAATGCGAATGAGCGAAGCCAGCCGGGTCAGCTTTTCAAAATCCAGATTCAAATTCAATAGGCTATAATAAAAATGCGCCCAATCTTGGGAAAGTTATTTGTGATACCCTGCTAAAATCGCATTAGACGTACGCGCGGTGCCCAAATTTGGCAGATCGACCAATGACTGAACCAAACCACGCAACCCCCTTAATTAAGAAAAGAATAGCGTGCGGTCATTGCTTCAGCGTACCCCCGCCCAATAGAGCCGGTCGGCCGTCTGGGTCAATTCGTTTATCTGAACCGGGTGGATGTCGTTTTCGCCGCTGGAATTGCCTGGAATTAATTTCTTTGGGCCCTATTATATGTTATTGGGTTTGAAGGAACTAATTGCTGATACCGGATTGATTGGATTGCCTTTGGGCCCGAATTGGTGTTTTGGAAGTTATTGGCTTATGGGGATGGAGATTCAATAGGGCCGGGAATAAAGTGTTCTTGTAATTGGGGGAAGGGATTGTTGGGGGGGGGGGGATCATCTAAGCACCGGCAGACCCTTGTCCTTGATTTTCTTCTTGTTAACTATTATTTTGGCTTGAATTGTGGCATCGAACAGGGTAATATTGCAGGCTGCTATTCTCTCAATAAGCGCGTAATATTCATCCCTTTGGGCCTCAACTTCCAATATCTTGCTAGCATATGCCTTGATTATATCATCTACTGATTGCTTTCCATGAGCTTTTTTAGTTTATTTAAGAAGTAAAGGTAGATGATTTATTTGTTTCATGAAATATTTATTGTAGCTTAGCGGTATGGATATTATTGAATGGCTTACTGCCCACGATTTAATAAAAATTAGGCGGCTTTGCGAACTAGCTAAACTAGACCCTGGTAATTTTCATCGGTGGATGAATGTTACCAAAAAACTGCCGGTTCATGCTATAGAAAAAATAGTCCCTATTTTAAGGGAATACGGGTATGAACCTGCTTTACAAGAGCAACCAATGAAGATTCCTGAAGACAAAATGCTTATAAATAAATCAGTATTCAAGGATGCCCCCGGGAACTATATGGGACATCCTATCCCCAAAGGGCTAACGGGCATAGATTTAAGTATCTGGAAATCGGAAATTAAAGAGAAGTTCAAATAACTCTTCCCTTCAGACTGGGATAAAATGGGTAAAATAGATCGGCTAAAATGGTTGAAAAATAACAAAATATGACAGTAGAAGAATTTAAAAAGAAAAAGCCTGAATTAGCTCATTTGGAAGGTGATATGTTGCTTAATGCAATGGAAGATTATGTTTTGCGACAACAGGAGGGGTATGCTATTACCAAGATTGTTTTGCCATTTTGGAAGCGATATACTTTTCGCTGGCTGTTTTACAGGAAAACCAAGAATTGGAGTATGCAAAAGGGCGACTATACCTCTCCTAAAAGATGTGCCGTATGTAAAAGACCAACCGGGATGCTATGGGGTATTGGCGGCAAACTCTATTGTCACGGTCATGAATATAAGGAAGAATTGAATACAAGCGTTAAGCATCGGGTATGGGTTATTTATTGCAAAATTTCTACTATCTTTTGGCTGTCACTGGATTGGCTCCATATAGTGCGATCAACCTACGATAGTCGATATGGCATGTTTGGAGATGAGAACCAATATGTGGATCACTGGACAATGAACATGGAAACTGGTGAAATGAAATTCATTCTCAAAAAAAGAAAATGGTGGCAATATATCTTTGTAGAAAGAAAGTTTAAAATATAAATCAAATTAGTTATGGAGCAGACAATTGATCCAATGAGAGATGCGGCGGCTTATAGCGTGTCGATAATTGCCAAAATAGTCCCAATTGTGGATGAGTATATTCTTTGCCGAATGAAGATAGACCAACTCAGAACTGAAGGAATGAAAAGGAATCACTTAAATGACAGTCATCGACAAATGATCGACACGTTATTTAAACAAGCAGATAACATAAAACTAGATTTGCTTTACGCCCTAGATTCTCCTTTTATGGACAACACTAACACATCATTAAGTAAAGCATAAAAATGTTATGGAATTCAAAGATTTAATTGGTTGTACTTTAATATCAATAACCGGGGCTACGGTTGGTAGTGATGTGATAGCGTTTGAAAATTCTGATCATGAAAAATTTGTCTTACATCATCTTCAAGATTGTTGCGAATCAGTTTTGGTAGAAGATATTGAAGGGGATATTCAGTCCTTGATAGGGCATCCATTGACACTGGCAGAAGAAATAACCAGCACCGAGAATCCACCCGGAGTAGTTAAAGAATGGCAATATAGTTACACTTGGACATTTTATAAACTAGCTACTATTAAAGGATATGTAACTATCCGGTGGTATGGCGAGTCCAATGGGTATTATTCAGAATCTGTTGATTTTGTTCAATTATCACCACAACCATGAAACTCAAAGACCATGAAGAATGGATACGCTACAATGCCCCTCATATGACAGTCTTTGATATGATGGATGAATTGGACGTTAAGGATATAAAAGGCTTCCGGGAGTTCTGCAAACGGAATCAGATAGTACCCTTAACTGAGGGAGATAAAAAGCGAAAATACGTACTGGAATTATACCAAACCAAATCAAAACAGTTCATTGCCGATAAGTTGAATATAAAAATAGACCGCGTCTCTCAAATATACAATGAACTAGGTATACAGGAGCCTGATTTTACTGCGCCCAAACCTAAAACCATTGAAAGAAACGGCTTATCTGTACGGCAAATATTCCAACGTTGTCACATTCCTAATGCACGAATAAGATAAGGCCCCGCTAGACAACGGAGCCTTTTATATTATACAAAATAAAAAAAGCAATTAAAAACTTACTTGCAGTTTCAGTTGGGTAGAAACCTTGTTAATCATAGTGATGCTTACTGCAAGGCCGGGGAATACAGTTCCGTCTGGAATGGCCTGAGCGGAACTTCCGGGAGCCGGTGTAGCATTACCCTGGCTGGTGAAATCCATCTTTAAATTAGCCGTAGTGCCCCCCTGTGGATTTTTCTCCTGCACGTCAATGGTATTGGGAGTAGTAGGATCAATAACAACTGAATCCTGTGTAGGGTCAGCTACGTCAATTACTGGATTAGAAAGAGTGCCGCTATACACATTGCCAAGATCGTCTACAACTTGAACTAATCCTGTATGCGGTTGCACATCCGTGAGTGTAATACTGTTAATTGAGGCCATGAGATGATGTTTTATTTTTGATTGAAAAATTACACGAAGTTTGAGCTTATGGTGATGCTTTCGCTTTTTTTTGTCGTCTATAATAATGATTACCTTCACCATATACTTCAAAAGTACTAAAATTCCAAGGATAATTATCAAAGTATCTTTAAGCATAAGTTATTAATTTATTGCATTTCTGGTACTCCGAAAGTGATAACCAATCTAACCTTAGATGGTCTTGGCTTACCATTTCTACCAAATTTCATGGGGGAGAAGATTTTATCAACCGGATTACCTCTTTTTATTCTATTTATTAAAGTTGTGTGGGATATCTTTAAGTGTTTGGCCCAATCTGTAAGCAATTTGGTTTCCCCTTTGTATGTTAACCATTTATTATCCCGCCTATTTCTGGCTTGTTCTTTTGTAGTGGCCCATTTACAATTATCGGGAGTATAATCCCCGTTAACTTCTTTTCTGTCTACGGAATGCTTCTTTGATGGCCTAGGCCCCATATCTTCCAAAAAGTTATCAAAAGATTCAAGCCATCTGTCACAGACTTTTATCCCTCTGCCGCCATAATATTTATAGTCTTGATTTTTAGGGTTTAAGCACCTCATTTTAATGTGAATCCAAGTATTGTATTCCGCCCTAAATTGAGAAATAATTGGCTTGCTTTGCCTCTTATTCCTTATTATGCCACATCCACATGATGTAGTATGACCCGCCACTACTCTGTTTATATGACCAATAAACTCATTCCCGCATTGGCATAAAAACTTTGCATGCCTATCCCTTTTTGTAGTCTCAACCTCTTCAATAAATATACACTCTCCAATTTTTTGCCCAGGCATGTAATTAATTCTTGCTCCCATATTTTATTTTTTTAACATATTAAAAGTGCCCTGCACCACCTTTTACACCTTCCCCGGTCTCTTTATGGCCGGGGGTTTTTATTTACCATTCCACCCTCCAACTCTGCAGGACATGGGATAGGGTGTCTTTCTTGTTGTAGGTCAATCGATTAATCATCTCGACGGGAACCAATTCATTATAATCGTAGCCCTTTATTCTCACCCAGCGGTATTCCTTCCTCCACACTTCCCAGGCTTTAAACTTCCGTACATGCACCTCCGTACTGTCGTCAAATCCAAATGCCCAAATTGAATCTTCCACCACTCTGCTATATTTGAAGGAACTATCCCATTCCAGATGAGCGCCATACGCTATTTTATAATTGAACTTGTACACCTCTGCTATGATCTTGAGGGTGTCGTATTGGGTGGCGGGAAGATCGGAGGAGCCCGTCAAGGCCCTTCTGGCGCTGTCCGATAAATCTTTCAGGTTGAGGGTTCCCATTTGGGTATGGCCAGCTATGGTGGCCAGCAATAACAGGGTGGTGAGAAGTTTTTTCATTTCTTTCAGTTATAAGTATGATTACATTTCCAGATGGAGTCGGCTATTTGCTTTTTTCTTTGAAGCGTGTCTGGATTACGAGTCCATCGAGCATATGCTAATAACGCACTGTCCTTGGCGGCAAATTGAAACTCGCTTCCTGCTAAAGAAACATCAAGGGTATCGGGCAACTCTTTTTCATCCATCCAAACCCAATCGCCTGCTACGGGTCCTCCTATAGGAGGACCCGCATGAACACTAAAAAATGGCCCTCCAAAATATATATTATTGAACGTGAATGTATCTTTAACTGGCCCATATTTATCTATACCTGTTTGGATGGCCCACTTATGGTTACATTCGTTGTAGACTGCTTTTACTTGTCGAGTAACATTGTGAGATGGTTTAACCGGCGCACTGTCTTTGCAAGACGCCACCAACAAAACAAATGCTAATAATAAATACTTCATGTTTTTTATTTAAAGCCTCTCGGCTAGGTTAAGAGTTGGGGGTATTTCGAGAGAAGTTCTTTTGTTTCCTGGGCAAATCCGCTGAGGCTATGTATTTGAGGATCGAACTTTCGCCAGTCGTCCAAGGCCTTTCGGTATTGCTTTATTTCCTCCTGCATCTTGTGGTACATGGCTATGGCTCCTTTCGCCCATCCGCGTTGTTCGCCCACTTCGCTGGCATAATCTTCCGGATCAAGACCTACATCCACCTTTGGTTTATTTTCCTTTATCCAGTCTTTTATCTCCTCCGGTATCTCTCCCTGCTTTGTTTGCCTATCAAAATCCTCCTGGCTCATTCCGGCTTCTGATGCCATTTGTCGGGTTTCGATGCGGGCGCATTCGGGGCATTCATCGTTATAAGGAAGATCATGAGCTTCGCAATAATCATCGAAGCCGTTCTGCTTGGCTCGTTCTCGCATCTCCCAGACCGTCGGCTGGACTACGGGGGAGGATGTTTCCTTCCATTGAGCCGCATATGCTTCCATTGCCTCCAACACCTGTGCCGTCTTGAAGTATGCCTTTCCTTTTTCTATGAAGCCATGCTTTTTAAGCATCTCCCTATAAATATCCTCAGCAGATTTTTTAGGCTCCTGTATGTTGGGGGTGGGTTGGGGCTGTCTCATTTTCCCTGTTCCAATGATGTGACGCTTACCACTCATGTCTACCCCACAGGGATCGCAGTCTTTGTACTCGTTACCTTCTTCATCGTAATAAAAAATGTTATTGGGCATACTTTGTTTTTTTAGGTTATCTCATTCCATCCCTGCTAGGGGTAGATGTCTATTAGGGGGGGGGGTGCTAAGGCTCCCATTCGTTATCTGGGAAGTCCTCGGGTTTAATATTAATCTTGTGAATTTTCTTTATCTGACCGACCGGGATGCAAAACTCCTTCAGGAACTTCCGATAGCCCATTTCGTCCCATGTCTCTCGATTAAAGAATAAATCCATCCAGTCGTGAAACTCTATGATCACTACAGGGATAGTGCCGGGGCCTTTAACATTTTTATAGCTCATATTGCTGTTTATTTACTTGGTGGATGGGTTGTTACGCTCCCTTTTGAATATTTCATATATCTCTGCCGTGGTTCGCTTCGTGTGGCGGCCAACTTTCCAAATACCGTTTCCTGCATAATGCCCCCAGTTTTTGCCATCCATCCACTCCGCAAAAGCAATCGCATTCTTCTCATTCTCCTCTTTTAGCAGCCTATAAGATTCCCTTAAGACCTTTATCTCTTCATCTTTATCGGCGGGGGTGGATAGATTGTCTGTATTCATGCGTTTTGTTTTATTTGCACATTATCGGGGATTCTTATTTCAAATATTCCTTGATATGGACCAGACACATAGTAATGCCTGAATTCAAAATCTCTACTGAAATAGCGCCAGTCCTTAAGAAGAAGAGACTTTCTATCAGGGTGCCATTCGATGCAAGCCGCCTGTTCATCTTCTTTGAGCATGGGACGGCCGTCATAGATATTCACAATGCAAAGAGCTTTCCCCGCATTTTTGCTGACCGAATTTGTCTTCCCGCAGCAGATAACAATATCTCCACGGTATTTAAACAACCTTCCCATGCGCGTCTCTATCGTCTTTTTCTGAATCTTTACCCATTCTGCATAATGTGCCCCGGGATAGTCATTCAATATAATTGCCTTATAGATTCTTTCTTCCGGGGTGGATAGATTGGGGGTGTTCATGATGGTTGGGTTTTATTGTTTATTCCATTTTATTTTAAATGCATAATCCATAGCGCCTATAAAATAGGTCATACTATCTCTCGATACCTTGTATTTTGAAATGGACGCCGAATCTCCCATTATATTTCCGCGCATGTATTTAAGACTGGAATCATAATTTCTACTATATCCAGAAATAGCTTCAGTGAAATAGTCCTTATGCTGGGCAACAGGCCGATCACAGGAAAGAGTATTCATGCAAATGAGAATAAATAAAACAGATCGGGATAGTTCGTTGGGGATTGTCATTGTTGTGTTTTTTCTTGCAATGATTGTATTTCGTCATTCCATATATCTAGGGCACAGCAAATGGTTTCTTTATCCAAAGAACCCCATACATCCTCTAATCTATGGCCTATTTTGTATTTCGTGGGGTCATAACCACATTTACAGACTACCCATACGTCGCAGGTATCTATTGCGCATTGTTCCGAATGGGCCGTAAATTCGGTATTATTCCCGCATTTAGGGCACTTCTCAATCTGCGTGTTTTCTTTTAGATTAAACTTTTTTGTTCCCATCTTTAATAGAGTTTTGAATAATACTTCCCCCTTGTTGTATATAGTTATCTACGGCTTTTCGGAAATCTTCTATGGTCTGGTATGGAGTACCTTTCCAAACTATTCGGCCGTCTTTATCTTTTTCTCCACGGAATCCGCGATAATCCACGAAAAATGCATGTAAAAGCCGTTGAAAACTATTGCCTAGATCAGTCTTTCTCATTTTATACATTTTTTAATACGCTCTTCCAAGCCCTTTTGCCTTTAATGTCCCATATTCTATTAAAACTTATATTATAGAGCTTAGATAGCTCTTTATATGATTTTTTTGAATTATATATCTCAATAACTTCCCTTTCTGACAGCCTAGACATATTGTTTTTCGAACCGTTTTGATCTCTATTTCGGCCCCTAACTTTTCTGTCTATATTATTCTGTCTTGGGGTTCCCAAAACTAGGTGTAATGGGTTAATACACTTTCTGTTATCGCATGTGTGCCTAATAACTTTACCTTTGGGTATTTTCCCTTTGGCAAAAGTGTATGCAAATCGAGAGGCACGCCATCTAATGCCGTTAACGCTTACGTATGGATATCCATCACCATTACAAGCGTGTGAGACGCAAATATGACAACCCTCGCTGGATATAATATATAAAATTGGCGTGCGTTTAGGGCCTTTTTTATTTTCTTCCGAATGCCATTTACTATAATCCAGTGTAAGTTTTTTTATTTGTGTCATATTTTTATTATTTCAAGTTTAGAATTATCACTTTCTTTCATTTCTGATAGGGCCATACCCAGATGGTCTTCTGCTAGTGACTTGTCGCCAAATGAAGTTCCATTTTCGCGCAACCCTTCGTAAGATATCGCCCATCCATGCATCTTTGTACGTTGAAACCTAGCAAAATATCTGTATCTATTATATACTAGTTTAGAAATTAGGTAACTCATTTAGTGGCTTTTTGTTTGTGGATTGGATTTCGACATTTTTTGCCCACAGCATAAAACCAGCCACAATTACATTTTTTCCAGCATTTGCATTCTTTCATCCCTTTGCCGCATTTAACACATTTTACAGTGCTATCTATCATTTTTTCTAAAGGACTTGGCATTTATTTAAGGTTTTTAAGTTTATTCTCGTATTCCAGAATCATTTGCCTAAGCTCTTCTCGGCTCCAACGGTGAATTATTTTAGACTCTTCTAGCAATATTTCCGTTATCCCGGGGTGGTCTTCCTCAAGTCTTTTACCATACTCAGCTTGTAGGCCGTATTTAAATCTGTTATCCGTTCTGGATTGGGGACGAATATTGCGAAGATCAAACCTCAAATACATGCAATTCCTTGATATATAGTGCCCTGCATCAAGTTCTGAAGGTTTAAATCGCTTACGAGAAGTATAACATTCAACCAGTCCATCGAGCCCTACTGCACTATATCTAACCCATTTGCTTACTAATGAATCCAGCCTTGTAATAAGCTCCGAAAGCCCTTCGTCTTTCGCCAACTCTCGTTCTTCCCTGGCATAAAAATCTTCTACCTTTGCGCACTGCTGACAGCGTTTTTTCGAAAACCATTGACAAGGACGCCCACAGTTGACACAGATTTTCTCCCTGATTCTTATTGTTGAATTATGCCTTAGCATTATGCCTATTTAATAATTGAAGGGCGCGGGTTGTGTAGTCGTAAAGGTTAATTTCTTTCTCTACACATATTTTCCTAGACTCTTTTACAACATCCTTTTCGGCCTTGATGGATGCTAATTCCGGCTTCTTTTTCTTTTTAATCATAAGCGAATATACAAACTTTGTAGAAAAGTAGAAAAATATTTGTTTTTTATTTTTTCAGCCATTACCTTCACAAAACAAATTCCTTATCACAGTGGACAGAGAGCGTTTCAAAGAGGTCTATGAAGAGCATTATATAAAGATGCTCAGATATGCCAGAACAATGGTGCATGATCTGGATACGGCCCATGACTTAGTGCTTGACGTTTTTCTGTTGTATCATAAGAATGCAGACATTGTTAAGTACGACGAAGTTTGGTTAATACGGGCCACCAGAAATTTATGCATAGACCATCTTAGAAGGGTAAAGTTGCATAGAATAATGGAGGATACAATAGAATTAGAAGAGTGGGAGCCTTTCAAATGTAAAATTATCGAAGCGGAAGTAGGATACAATCTATCAAAAGAAATAAGTAAATTTCCTCCCAGATGCAGCCGTATTGTAACTTTATTTTTGAAGGGGCTTAATAGCAAACAGATAGGGGAAAGGTTGGGGATATCTTCACAAACAGCTAACAATCAGTACTCAATAGCTGTTAAAAAACTAAGATCACAATTACATTAATATGGCCAAAAGAAAAGTAGCGGCCACATCCAGAGCCGCATACGACAGTCTTACAGCAGACAAGCTAAGAGAAGATTACAAAAAGATCATGTCTGCGCTTTCGGTGCTTGGTGAGGCAACTTCAGAACAGATAGCCGGTAAGCTGAAATGTAAGCCAGATAAGGTATGGAAGCGTTTATCTGAACTAAAAAAGGCAGATGTTTTATACAAACCTGGCAACCGCCGCCCTCTTAAATCCGGCTGCATGGGATTTACTTGGGCGCTAACTGAGAAGGGGAAGCAGATAGTAGAGTCTTCTCAAGAATTACTCCCTGGACAGACAGTTCAAGACTTTTCAAGAGCATTCAACCAGCCATCACAATCTAATAATACAATTAATAGGTTATTTTGAAAAGAGTTTTTCACCCTTATGATCTGTGGGAGGATTTTAAGTTTGGGATGTGGCGCAAAGTATCATTTAAAGAGGAACGACATTTTTTAGAAGCCGCCATAGTATTTACAGGAGATGCTGAATTGTATGGTAGATATATGATTAGAGCGATAAACGAATGGCCCTACGGATGTGAACATAATCTTAGTTGTGTCGGAATGAATAGACAAGCATGGATAGGACACGCGGCCACTTGTATAGCTATCCACTGCCCTGAATATATTACCCGTCTTGCATGGCATCAATTGACTCAAAAACAGCAAGACGACGCAAACGAAAAAGCTGACATAGCAATAAAAACTTGGGAAGAAAATTATGCCAAAGACAAAGATTGGAATAGATGTATTGACAGCCGCCCGTCATCGGATTTCATGGACGTTCGACACCTTCGAGAAAGTTTACCTTTCTTTCAGTGCCGGGAAGGACAGTACGGTGATGTTGCACTTAGTAGCGGAGGAAGCAAGAAAAAGAAAAAGGACGTTTGGTCTGTTGTTGATAGACATGGAAAGTCAATACAAACTAACGATGGATCACGCGACCGCCTGTTTTAGCGAATACTCTGATTGTACAGAGCCTTTTTGGTGCTGCCTTGAAATACATCTACGCAATGCCGTAAGTGTTTACGAGCCTCATTGGATAGCGTGGGACGAAACTAAAAAAGCCAGTTGGGTAAGAGAAAAGCCAGCAATTGCATATCCTACTAATTTCTTTCCTTTTTATCACCGGGGGATGGAATTTGAAGAGTTTGTACCCGAATTTGGCTCATGGTATGCTGAAGGGAAACCATGCGCCTGTTTTGTTGGTATAAGATCGGACGAAAGCCTTAACCGTTATAGAACAATTGCCAGTGATAAAAAAATGATGTACGAAGGTCGTAAATGGACATCCTTAGTTCAGGATCAAGTATACAATATCTATCCCATTTACGATTGGAAGACAGAGGATATTTGGACATACCACGGCAAGAGACCAGACAAGCAATATAACAAGCTGTACGACTTAATGTACAAAGCAGGACTAACTATTAGCCAGATGCGTATATGTCAACCATATGGAGATGATCAAAGACGTGGCTTGTGGTTATTTCACCTTATAGAGCCAGAAACATGGGCACGTGTAGTAGCCAGGGTGAACGGCGCAAACGGTGGCGCATTGTATATAAACGAATCTGGGAATGTAACAGGGTATAGGCGAATAAGCAAGCCGGAAGGCCATACGTGGCAATCGTTCGCTAAGATGCTTCTATCCTCAATGCCAGCTAAATCTCAAATACACTACGACGCTAAGATCAGCGTCTTTATAAAGTGGTGGATGGATAGAGGATACCCAGATGGTATACCAGACGAAGCACCCTACGAGATGGAAGCGAATAAACTAGCCCCCTCATGGCGTAGAATATGTAAGTCGTTGTTACGCAATGACTATTGGGGTAAGAGTATGGGCTTCAGCCAGACAAAATCGGAAGCGTACGAAAAATATTTAGCTCTTATAAAAAGAAAAAAAGAAAAATGGAAATTATCAATTTAATGGAAATAGAAGCGTTGCCGCTTCATGAAAAAATTGAAGCAATTAATCAGGCAAAACTAGCCTTACACGCTATTTCGCCTTTTAATAAAGAGCCGGTGGACTGTGTGTTGTGGGTAAGATCAGATACGGTTACAGCTAATGACTATAACCCTAATGCCGTAGCACCCCCAGAAATGAAATTACTGGCTATTTCTATAGGTGAAGATGGATATACACAACCTATCGTAACTTGGGTAGAAGAAGATAGGCGAGAAGTAATTGACGGCTACCATAGGCACCGTGTAGGTAAAGAGGACAAGGAAATAAATGTACGCATATTCAACTATCTCCCAGTGGTTACAGCCAACGAAAACAGAACAGACAAAGGAGATCGTATTGCCGCCACTATAAGACACAACCGAGCTAGGGGTAAGCACAAGATAGACGCAATGAGCGAAATTGTGTTAGAGCTTAAACGTCGAAACTGGTCAGATAAAAAGATAGGTCAGCAATTGGGTATGGATCAGGATGAAGTTTTAAGATTAGCGCAAATAACAGGGTTGGCTGAAATGTTTGCCGATAGAGAATTTTCAGAAGCCTGGGAAGTTGATAAAATAGACGAAAACGACACACTTAGCATTCAAGAAGAAAATCAATAGTAATGAATATTCCAATTAAAGAATTAAAAAGATTTCAGGCAATGGCCGGCCATGTACAAGGGTCAAACATTCTCCCGGCGCATAAGTATCTAAAAATAGGTGAAGGCAAGATTGTAAAAAACGTCAGCAGCAGTTTTATAGTCTATGAATGTAAGGCAGCAGATGAAGGGCCTTTGCTGGTTCATGAAGATGACCTTTTTGGGCTTGTATCCGAAACACCATCCGCTGTAGTATCCATAAACAAGGTGAAAGGTAAGATTGAATTAAATGACGGCATAGATGTAATTAAATTGCAGGAAATGCCACCAAAGACGTTTAATGAACCACCCGTGGCAGATAGCGAAAAAGTTATTTTATCGGATGAGTTTTGGGAGGCCGTTGCCAAAGCGACGCATTTTTCACAGTTTATAAAAGACATGCCAACCTATTACGGCTATGTGCATATAGCTGAAAACTGCGTATGTGCAGGGGATGGAATAATAGCCTATCACTATCCGATAGAAGAGGATGTAAAGATTATCATAGAAGGTAAACTAGCGAAGTCAATAGCGGAAGCAAAACCGTCATGGTTCTCACAGAACGAAAAAAACGTATTCTTTGAAGGTGCGGGCGTAGTGTTCGGGTTTGTAAAGCCAGAAATAGGCTGGCTGGACATAAAGAGGCTGTTTGCACATGAAAAGAAATATGCATTCTCGCTGCCTGCCAGCGATATAACATCCTTTGGAAACTTGTCCATTAAGTTAACATCTGATCCAATGGTTACTATTACTACAGGACTATTGGAGATGAACGACATGCTACTGGATAAGAACCACAAGCGGGCCGTACCTTCCATAAAGATGCCGGGAGAGTTTACCTACAACCCAAAAAGAATGAACACAGTATTGAAAGGCTTAGATGTTGAAGATATAGATTTCAGCGAAAACGGATCAGCATACTACCTTTCATCGAAAGACACAAAAGCAACCGCACTTATAGCAAAAATTCAAAAACCCCAACAAAAATGAACAAGAAGACTAACATAGAATACCTGCGAGATTGCATTAAAGGTAATGAGGAAGCTAATGAGTTTCTTGATGCAGTCATAAAAGAAATTAAGGCTAAGGATAAAAGAGTTAAAGCCTTAGAAGATGATTGCGACTGTGACGAATATGAAGATAGAAGTTATGAAAATACCATTGACACGGGCATGGAGCCGCTGGAATGGTCATGCCCTAACTTAGGCATCATTTCTTTGATGGAAACATTTGAAGAAAAGTTGGAAAAATTAGGCCACATACGTTTAGAAGCAGCTATTAAATCTCTTTAACACTCAGCACTACAATTTTAAGTTATGGCTAAGGGTATGAGGAAGTTTAAAGATGATTGGCCTTTAATGGAGATTCATAGACAATATGAAAAGGACGAAGCCATGAAGGCGCTATTTGATGAAATATCTCGGCTAAAGTTCAAGATTGGAGAGCAAGATTCAGGGATTTCCGAATTAAAATACGAGATAGTTCATACCAAGCCAAAGGAAATAGAGAAGATTGTTGTTAAAGAGGTGGCTGCCACTGCCGGTAAAAAATCAGTAAAGGCATGGAAAAAAGACGAATACTTTGCAGAAATAATGAGCCGGTTAGAAAGAGCTAATGAGACTAAAAAAAGATATGAGAAAGACGTTATTTTATGGCGTAACAAGTACTTTGACCTTCTAGCCAGAACGAACAAAGACGGCCATGAATAGTCATACTTCTATATATTGTTTCTATTGTGAAAAATAAATTTGTAGAAAAATTTGCTCATCTGCAAAAAGATTGCCACCTTAGTCTTCCAATGAACTTTTTAAAGCCCTCTACATGCTAAATCATTTTACATAATTGTATCTAGGTATTGACCGGGAAGCAGTACTGAGAGACTAAAAATAATTCGTGGTGACACGAAGATAAAGTAGTCCCCCATTCTTCCCGGATGGGGGCTATTTATTTTTATGGAATACGAAGAACTACTAAAGGATGAGAGGTGGCAAGCAAAAAGAAAAGCGATTTTACATAGAGACAATCACCAATGTAAGATAAAAGGCTGTAGGTCAAAGAAAGGGCTTGACGTTCATCATTATTTCTACATGAGTAAAGACCTTGCACCGTGGGAATATTCGGACGACTGCTTATTAACCTTATGCCGGTATCATCATAGTCAGTACCATGATCTTGTTGCGAAAATGGAAGCCAGATTGTGCCTTACTTTAAAAACCAAAGGCTTCATGCTTGGCGATTTATTGGCCTTATCCACTCTTTTTGACACGGATGCGGAATTTACCCAATCCCTATTAAGCACCTTAAGAGACATGCAGAATGGCTAAAGACCCGGCTTTTTTGTTTTATTCATCTGATTTTATTACCGGGGTGCAGGTAATGGGGATGGAGGATCGTGGGAAGTACATCACAATTCTTTGCCTAATGCATCAGCAAGGTAGGCTGTCCGAAGAAACCATTAGGTTTCTTGTAGGTTCGGTTTCGGATATCCTAAAATCTAAGTTTTCCGTCGATGAAGCCGGATTATGGTACAACAAGCGCCTGGAAGCCGAATCTGAGAAAAGAAGAAAATTCTCTAAAAGCCGCTACGACAACGGAGTTAAAGGCGGCAGACCCAAGAATCCGGAAAAACCTAGTGGTTTATCTATGGTTAACCTACCTGAAGATGAAAATATAAATAGAATTATAGAGCAGTTGGAGAATATTTCCGGCAAACTGGACGCGACTAAAACAAAAGAGTTTATGTACTTGGTAGTAGAAATGGCAAGACTATTCATGGCTCATAACCCGGATTATTTTTTTGACAAAGAGTCCGACTATTCCGCCTGCTTGGAAATAGCGTACAAGATCGCAGCTATGAAAAAGTGGAAAAAGGCAGATGTTGTTGACGGGAAAATGAATGCTTGCCTAACTAGCTGGGCAGCGATAGTAGAATTCATAAAAGAGGATGAATGGCTGCAAAATAGATCATTGTCGGATTTAGCAAAGGTAAATGAATGGCAACGGCTTGTTCAAAAAATGAATAATTCCAAGCCACACCAAAGTGGTTCGGAAAAAAGAATGGTTTTATGATTTCAGAATATTGTATACAGCGCATTAAGGATTCAGCCATTATAAATGAAGTAATAGGTTCATTTATAACACTTAAGAGAGAAGGGAAAGACTATAAAAGTTGCTGCCCTTTCCATGCGGAAAAAAGCCCGTCTTTTAGCGTTTCTCCGGTAAAGGGCATATACAAATGCTTTGGATGTGGTAAGTCTGGGGATAGTATAACCTTTTTGATTGAACACGAAAAAATGTCTTACGTCGATGCATTGAAATGGGTGGCAAGCAAATATAATATTGAAATTGAAGAAGTTAGAACTAAAAATTATGTAAAGCCTGCCCCCAGACTACAAAAAATGAGCGACAAAGCCGTTGAATGGTTTGAAAAGGAGCGACATATAAGCAATAATACTCTTTTGCGTTTTGGTGTTACAGAGGCAATAGAATGGATGCCACAATTCAAGCAAGAGGTTAACACAATATGTTTCAACTACATTAAGGATGGCGAGTTGATAAATATTAAATTCCGTGGGCCAAAAAAGTCATTCAAGATGGCTAAGGATGCGGAATTAATTTTCTACAACTTAGACGAAATTGAAAAAGAGCAAGAATGCATAATCGTAGAAGGGGAAATAGACTGTCTCTCTCTTTATGAAGCTGGTATGTACAATGTCGTATCGGTTCCAAATGGAGCCGCGCCGGGCAACCAACGGTTAGAATATTTAGATAATTGCTGGTCGTACTTTGAAAATAAAACGAAGATCATTCTCATGGTGGACAATGATCCGCCAGGAGAGCGATTACGAGAAGAATTAGGGCGTAGGCTTGGCTATGACAAATGCTGGCAAGTTGCATACCCGCCCGGCTGCAAAGATGCCAACGATGTGCTTATTAACCACGGGAAATCTGCCCTCAAAGTTATTGTTGAGGAAGCTAAAATGTGGCCATTAGAGGGCTTGGTTACTATGGATGATATGTTTGAAACGGTAGTATCATTCTACGAGGATGGATATCCTAAAGGCTGTAACGCCAATATTGGCCCTTTTGATGATTACCTTACGTTTTATCCCGGGCAGTTGACGGTGATAACAGGCATCCCAGGCTCCGGTAAATCCGAATTTATCGACTGGCTTATGGCGTCCTTAGCAAAGTATCATGATTGGACTTGGGGAATATGTAGTTTTGAGACCCCCCCCGAGTTTCATGTAACAAAATTAGCTGAGAAATTCACGAATAAATCGTTCTCTTTTAGAAAAGACCCCAATCATAGAATGAATAGGTCTGAGTTCGAATATGCTATTGGGATGATTGATAAGTACTTCCACTTCATAAATCTTTCTCTTATTGATATTACAATGGACGGACTAATTAAAAAGGGGGAAGAGTTGGTAAAAAGGAAGGGGATAAAAGGAATATTATTTGATCCGTGGAATTGCATAGAGCATAAGCATGGCGGCGAAAATGAAACTACATATGTTCTAGCCTGCTTAAATAAATTTATTGCTTTTTTGGATAAATATAAGGTGCATGGGTTTTTGGTGGCACACCCTACAAAGTTGAAAAAGGATGTGAAGACGGGGAAATACGAAATTCCAACTTTATATAGTATTTCAGGATCAGCCCATTTTTTTAATAGGACGCACAACGGACTAAGTGTATGGAGGGATTTTGAAACAAATGTGGTTGATGTGTATGTGCAGAAAGTTAAATGGAGTTGGCTTGGTAAAATAGGGTTCTGTAGCTATCAATTTAATTCATTCACAAGAGAATACGAACAATTATGAAGCCAAAGAAAGATAGAAATAAACCAATGGACGGCATTATTTATTTAAAAGACATATTTCCTGAAATGTTTGAAAGGTTCAAAAAGATAAAAAAGGGACAATATGTTAGAAATTCCAAAATGACACCATAAATACTTTTTACAATGAATTACTGGGTAGTACCATCTGCTTTGTCTAAGTATGATCCTGAAATAATAAGAACAGCTAGAGCATTAAGTATAGACGATATTGTAAAAGCCGTGTGCAATTACTATATGGTACATGAAAAATTGTTATACAATAAAAACAGAAAAAGAGAAGTAGTGGATGCTAGGAATATAGTATTTTACATAGCTCGAAAGTATACTAGACTTTCTTTGAAAAATGTTGGAAAGCCATTTGGGAAAGATCATACTACCGTAATACATGGCATCCAATCATTCAAAGATAGATTTGATACAGAGGATAAGCTTAAAATGGAGATTGGAATAATTTGTCAATCTTTATAAAACATTTAAAGGAGTATTGTATATGAAAAGTAGTTTAATAAAGTTGTTTCCTTGGTGTCTTTCGCTTTGTTTTTTGTGCTGGGCAGTTTGGAGTAATTTGGAATTGAACAAGACTGGCCTTATATTATTTTATGTAGAACAGTATAATGATCGTATTCAGCATAAATATGACTCTGTAGTTAAGGTGAATGAACGAATAATTAGCCTTAACCCCTTGCATTTAGAAATAGGTTCAGCAGGGCCAAATAGAGTAATATCAGGGGACAATGATATACTAGTGCTGCAAGGAGGTAACGAAAATTCATCAGTCATTAAAATTAAAAAATAAATCATGATTTCAACAACAACAAAACGTTCAGGATGTATTCCCTCAATGGTCTTTATTATGGGTATTGTAATTTGTATTTACGCTTGCAATGGCAGTAAAGCACCAGAAGTTAAAGCGCAAACTAATCTTTGCAATATAGCTACTACTCCACGTGGTAATGACTCAGGATGGACTCTACTCAAGGCAGAGTATACGGTAGGTAAGAAATGGGCTTATGGAGACTCGATTAAAAGCGAGGGCCAGTTTAAAATGGATACCATATCTTGGAGAGTATTTATTTTAGACACCGCTAGAGATGCAAAAGGTAAACCCATCTATGATTCTACTCTTAAAAGATGGAAACCGGGTGGATACTGGGTAGAACTAACCGAAGCCCAAAAACAAGCAAATCTTATTCATATACTACCTAAATCTAAATAAAGTGACTATAATAGTAGAGACAAATACAGAGACCTTTAAAAGGATTGGCAACGGAGAATTAACTATGATTGTCCATAAATTCAATAAGCCAATTGCCGTGACCGATAATATTATCTTTCAGGAAGTAGTAGGCGAAGTAAAGCACACCGGGGAAGAGTTAACCTATGTAGTTTCCCAGATTGAAACGGATGGGTGCAAAGCTGGATATTCGGCCGTAGCTTTCAAAGAAAAAGAACCAAACTATTAAGCCATGAAATACTTTATTGACCAAGAATTTATAGAGGGCTTTTATAAGCCAACTTTCGGCAAAAGGCGTCATTTCATAGACTTAATCAGCATAGGCATAGTAAGTGAGGATAACAGGGGGCTATATTTCCTAAGCAGCGAATACAACTATAAAGATGCCGACAAATGGGTTAAAGACAACGTTATTCTTAAAGCCTATACCCATGCAGTACACGGGGACAACAGAAACAGATATTCGGCAAATACTTTCCATAAATCGTTTGGCGTCCCTGTGAAAGAAATACGAAAGGAGATATTGAAGTTTATAGGAGACGATAAGGATATTTCATTCTACGGGTATTATGCAGACTATGACTGGGTGCTATTTTGTTCCATATTTGGCCGCATGATAGACTTGCCTAAAGGATGGCCTATGTATTGTATCGACTTAAAACAAGAACTAGATAGAAGGGTGGCCGCTTTGACAAATAGCGACTTCCTGACTCATTTCCATGTGCCAGAACCTTTAAAATTTGAAGATAAATTACGACTAGTTAAAGAGAAAAATGTAAGGTATCCCAAACAATCCAACGAACATTTGGCCATAAACGATGCCGCCTGGAACAAAGAACTTTACAAATTCCTACAAACTTTGTAACCCATGAATACATACATACTACTAATATTCCTTTTTATTGGGAATGTTTGTTTCGGGCAAAATGATCTGATAGAAAAGATCAGAAGTGGCGGCAATTACAATGATTCTGCCATAAGATATGTACTTTATAAATCTGATTCTTTTAAGATATTCTACAGATTTGATAATACATTCTGGTCAGAACCAATGGTAGGGATTATTATTAGAGATAGTGCAGGAAACTATGACGAAAATGCGGTTAATGAATATTATAGGCAAAACAGGCATTACTTTGCCGAAGTAACCGTAAGTTTAATTAAGAAGGGAAAGTCAATTAAATCATGGCCGCCTATTTCAACAAAATATGTCCCTGCTGGCTGCTTCGAAGATGTTCCAGAAGGTTATGTCAAACAAGTTCTAAATGAGAAGAAACCATGATAAAATTATCTTCCATACTACTAATGCTTTTTATTATTTTCACTGGATGTTATTCTCCGCGTGATTCTAATGGTCGATATTGGCCAGCAAAGTGTGTATGGAAGAGAGTGCTATCAAAAAAGGAACATAAGTCATTACCCCCATTTATAAAAATGCCCCGACAAAAAAGCCGGGGCCTAACCAAAGTAAATTCAGATGAAATTAAGCAGCACCCGTATTAAGAGTAGCAGCAGTGGAATCGGTAAGATACTTTTTACCGTGGGTATTAAGCCCGGTGGGAAGTACTTCTACGATAGCGTTACAGGTAGCCGAACCTACGGTAATAGCAGGACTAATTGCCGTAAAGACCGTACCGGCAGAAGCAACGCTTTTGGCAATACCCATAGGAGAGTTGGCGTACGGGTAAATGTTGCTTGTGCTTGAATTGATTTTGGAGTCATTGCCTGTATACTCTCCATACCCTTGAAAGATTACATGACCAGCCATTTTGTTTAGTTTTAATGTTAGGTAAATAATATATATTAGTAAAAATAATGAAAAATTTAGATAGGGTAACTTTAATTATTGTTGATACTTATAGATATGGACGGGCATTGCATAGCCTTAAAATGTCTCTAATCCAAATAAAACCAGCCAGAACCATATTTTTTACTGACATAGATTTGGATTGTGGACCAGATATAGAGGTAGTAAAAATAGACCCAATTCAGTCAAAACAAGATTATAGCCGGTGGGTAATGCGAGAGCTTTATAAGCACATTACTACTGAGTTTGTGCTAGTAACCCAGTGGGATGGATGGACGTTAGACGGGGAACTATGGAATGATGAATTTTATGAGTATGACTATTTGGGTGCCCCCTGGATTTTCGAGCATAATCGCAACATCGCAAATGGTGGATTTTCTTTAAGATCGAAACAACTTTGCGAAATATTAGGGACTGACCCGCTGATACAAATTACTCATCCAGAAGATCAATCGATAGGTATTCTATATAGAGGTTACTTGGAAGAAACTTATGGAATAAAATTTCCATCCGAAGAACTAGCCGACACGTTTGCCTTTGAATTAAAATGCCCAGCAACCCCCACCTTTGGATTTCATGGCTGGTTCCATAAACCTTATCAAAAGACCGTCGTTATAAAAAGGACTGCTGCAATGGGAGATGTAGTGCAAACGGAAGCTGTCCTTTACTATTTTTTCAAAAAAGGGTATAGGGTGGTTCTGGACACGTTGCCGCAATTCCACAATCTTTTTATTCAGCATCAATTCAAAGTACACCGGCCAGAAGAAGTAGACGGGAGAGTATTAGCTACGGCCAAAAAGTATGATCTAGATTTTTCCTACGAAAGCAAACCAGCACAACTTCATCTTAAAACTTATTTTGAGTTTTGTGAAGTGCCAGAAAGCGAAATGTTACTTCAAAATCCAGTACTACATCTTAATATCCCGAAAGACCAATCTACTAAATTATTCAAGAAGTATGCGGTCATTCACTACCCTGACCGTAAGCAAAATTCGCGCAATATTCAAGGAAAAATTGATTGGGTGTCTGTAGTTAAATATCTTAAAACAAAAGGATACGACTCCATCCAGCTAAGTGGCGGTAAAGACATTGAGGGGGCTTTACGAATGCAGACGCCAGGAGAACCATTTTTAATGTGGGTATTGCGAGAGGCTGATCTAATGATAGCAATTGACAGTGGCCCGGCGAATATCGCGGTGGCATTTGATGTACCCGCTATCATATTTTTTGGGTCTGTTGACGCCTCTCATATATACGCTGACTTAAGTAAGGTTGAGGTAATAGAAACGGAGCCTAATTGTGGCAATAGAAAATGTTGGAGCCGTGTAGTTGGTTGCGAAGGTATGGAATGTGTGGTAGACGAATCCCGCCCGCCATGCGTACAGTACACCACCGAACAAGTCATAACCGCTATAAATAATATCACATGCAAATAACCTTAGAAGGATTACATGGTAGTGGAGAACTTTGGCTAGACATAATGAGAATTATTTGTGGAAATACGTATGGCAAATCGTTCCTAGACGCTGGTTGCCATAAAGCCCCTTATACGCCTTCACTTGGGTTTACAGAAAGGACATACGTTGATATTCAAGGACGGAAATTAGACCATTCGGAGGAGCAAAGATATTTTATACAAGACGATGTGGTAGAATATTTATATTTCAGTAAAAAGCATTTTGATGTTATTATCGCAAGTGATTTTCTGGAACATTTGACAATTGAAAAAGGGTACGAGTTTATAGCATTGATATGTATGAACTCCAATAAGCAAATTATTTTTACACCATTAGGAGAATATAACATCACCGATGATAATCATCCAGATAGCCATCATAGTGGGTGGACGCCGGAAATGTTTGTAGATAAGAGTCCGTTTAACTGGCTTTTTATTGTGCTGCCAAACTTTCATCCAACCTTAGAAGTCGGTGCATTTTTCGCAATCAGGTGTGAACAAGATGATCAATTAAGAATCTATAACGAAATAAAAAATAAATATGTTAAGTAAGATTGAGCAAATACAAGAAGCTATTTTTTATGCGGAACAAAGACAGTCTAAAATTACGCCACTGGCCTTGGCCGTTCCGGCATTAAGCTCTTTAAACATTCGCCATTTAATGAATAATTTAGGGGCCATATCCACGCATTATCTTGAACATGGCGTCCATAAAGGAGGTTTATTCTGCGCAACCGTCTTTAAGAACAACAACCTTATGTCAGCTACAGCGGTGGATAACTTTGAATCAGACGAACATAACGCTGATAAGGCTATGCCGCAGTTTCTGGAAAATGTAGAAATATGTTTGCCAAAAGAACTGAAAATGGGGTTCGTTCATAGAGAGGAAGAAAATACTTTGACAGAGTGCTTTACGCTCATTAAGCGAAATAGTTTCGATGTTTCTCCGGAAGAAATACCGCACAAGATAGACTTATATCTTTTTGATGCAGATCACAGTGAGGATTCGCAATGCCGGGCCTTAACTCACTTCCTCCCTGCAATGGCAGATGAATTTATTTTTTGCGTAGATGATTGGGATTTTCCAGAAGTGAGTGCCGGAACCCTAAGAGGGATAAAGGAAACAGGAGTTGAAATATTGTTTTGTCAAATATTCGAAGGGAATGACCACGATAATGACGGCTGGTGGAATGGCTATGCGGTGTTCCTGCTAAAAAAGAAGGTATGAGCAAACGATTAGGGGGAACGATGTTTGTTATTGATGGCCTAAAATGGGACTACCCTTTCGAAGAGTCTATTTTGTCCATGAAAGAGCATTGTGATGAAATTATCATTTTAGATGCTGGTTCATTGGATGGAACGGCTCAGGTGTTGAAAAAGTTAGAGGATAAAAAGACCAAAGTAATTTACCTAGATCGTACCGAATGGGAAGAACAAAAAGGGTGGCAAAAATTAAATTACTTTTCCAATAAGGCCATTGCGGAACTTACAACCGAATGGAATTGGTATCAGCAATCCGACGAAATTCTACATGAGCATTGTTATAACGTACTAAGAGGAGCCATAAATTCAGGCAAAGCAGATAGCTATATGTGTGCTAGGTTCAATCTATGGGCATCCCCTTACAAGATGATTAATGTTGTCGGGAATAGGAACCCGTGCAGCACTAAAGTTCTAAGACTGGCCAAATCTCAGTATATGACATACGGAGACGCCGAAAGCATTGCTTGCGACAACGTGAACGAAGACTATGTTAATCGTATTCGATTATATCATATGGGATTTGTAAGGTCAAAAGAAGTACACGCGGCCAAAATAAGACACATGCAAGCAGACGTGTTCCAGGTTACGCCGGACGCAAAACTAGAAGGAATGACTACATTTGACCCGTATAAATGGTTTTCCGAGGACGATCTTATCCCAATTCCAGAACCATTACCCAGAGTCATACAAGAATGGGCAAGAGCTAGGGAATAAACAAAAAATCCTTAACTTAGTAAAAATTTAAATATTATGCCAACTACATCTGCCAGCACTAAGGTAAACCATGCTGACCTTCCCAATCTTTCAGGGCAATCCGTTGTCGTTCGCTTCACTTCCGATGAATCTGAAAAAAGAGGAACCGTTAGCACTTATGACAGCGGTAACCAGAAGGTAAGGATTAACCAAGGGAAACGCCATTTCTGGGTTCCATCCGTAAATACTACATCCCACATTATCCGGGTAGAAAACTTCTAAGCCGTGACCAAGGTAAAAGTTTCAAAAGGGAAGGGACAAATAACCTATCCGCCAGATCATAAACCGGGGATGAGAGTGCCAAAGGGCGGTAGTTCGTGTTTATCATGCGAGTACCTTTCGGATGGGAAATGTACCAACCGCTACTTTATAAAGTGGAATGGAAGTGGTGTATTGCCAGCACCCCCCGACGAATACTGTTCGGACTGGTATGAGCAAAAATAATATTTATGAGTGAATTAAAAGCTGCTGCTGGCCGTGTAATAGTCAAAGTAAAAATGGATGAAAAGGATTCATACCAGTTTGAATCCGGGCTAAAAATAGCTATCCAACGCAACACCGAAAACTTTGACCGCAAATACACCTCTATATCCCAAGGAGAGGTAATGGACTCTGAATACATACCCAAAGGAGCAACCGTTTATTTCCACCATAACGGAACCCACGAAAACAACCACATTTATAATTATAAAGCTCTTAATACCGAAGACATAGCCAATGAAATAAGATACTTCTCTATTCCAGAACAAGAATGTTTCTTATATCGCATTGGAGACGGTGAATTATTGCCATTAAAGGGATTTGCCACCGCGCTTAGGGTATTCAAGCCTTACAATGGAATACTACAAGGCATAGAACCAACTCTATTAAAGAATGTCCTGTATCTTACTTCCGGTGAAATGAAAGGACAAGTTTGTCATACCCTTAAAGCCTGCGATTATCAGCTAACAGTATTGGTAGACGGAAGAGATAGAAACATCATTCGCGTACGAGATGTAGGATTCCATGAAGAACATCGAGAGGAACTTGTGGCCATTAACCACGCTTACGCCAAGCAAGTAAAAGAAGGAAAGCTATACCTAGGACTTACTACAACCGACTGCAAACCTTTAAATGAGTTTCAAAATGCCGTTCACGGATAAGTTCATAAAAGTACCTATAATTAAGTATGATACTTCGGAAGAAAACATACTAGGGAAAGACCCGCATGATTGTGAACGGTATATGACATTTAAATGCATTGATCCCCTCGAAATAGCCTCTTATGATCCTGCCATTCCTAAAGGCCTGCCATTGACAAAAGAAAATGAAGTCTGGACTTCTGTGTATATGAAATACGGGGATTCTTTTTATACGCCTATCCCTATAACCGAATTTGAACAAATACTAAACTCATTCAAACATATAGAACTATGGGCGACGAATCAATAGAGGAACTAAAGAAGCAGTTAGAGGCTGAAAAAAAAAGGAATAAGGCGTTGATTGAAAAGATAGCCGGGTATGAAGGCCCAAGCAAGGCAAAGCTTTACTATGCCATTAACCGACAGGTGTCAGATATGGCTGACATGATAAACTCTAAAAGCCTTAAAAATATAGATATATCGGATGGCTCAGATAAGAGTATTGAAAAAATGAAAATAATATGGGGTGCCGTTAAATCCCTATGTGAAATTCTCCCATTACTTGCTCAGTCTGCCGGTATAACCGGAAATGAAGAAGAGGACCTTAAAACCCCATTTATTGAAACCGTAGCCGAAACAAGAAAATAAATGCTGTCAGTAGACATATATGGCTCACTTTGTTACTATCCGGATGCTCCTCCGGATTCTTTAATTGAGGGGTGGGACCTGCCAAGGGAGGAACAATATTGGAGAAGAAAAGAACTGCCAGACTATTTCGACATTATTAACTATGATGAAGATAAAAATGCGATACTTACCCCACAACAGAAAGCATATGCATCAATAGAGGTACAACGTTGCAAAAAAGGGTATTGGTTCTTTAATAATGGCATTCCTACTTACATAACCGGGAAAAACTATTTCTATCTTCAGTGGTGGAAATTAGAGGACGATATACACCCAGACTATAGAGATGCAGATAGGAGGTATTTTTTATTCCTTGATAAGTGGGAAAACATTCTATGGTGTATTGGCATAGGGAGAGGTAAAAAAAGACGCGAAGGCGCAAGCTCTCAGGCTACATCCAATTTAATTTATGAATGCATATTTTACACTAATAGTAATTGCGGTCTTGTAAGTAAAACAAATATAGACAGCAGAGACACCTTTACTGACATGGTATCTTTCGGCTACAATCAGTTGCCTGTATTCTTAAAGCCAAGGCAGTTAAATAGGGCCGACAGTGTTACTGAACTTGTGTTTGCTGCAAGAGTAGGAAAGGGAGATGTGGCCGCAAAGGGTATGCGGTCTAAGGTAAATTATCGAGCCCCTGTAGAAAATGCATACGATAGAGGCCGCGTTTCGAGAGGGCTGTGGGATGAGGGCGGAAAATGGCCATTGGATGTGAAGTTCTCTAAATTCATTTCTAAGGTTACAAAGACAATGGTGAAAGGAGCCAAGCGCGTTGGGTTCGCTGAATGTCCATCAACTGTGAACGAAATGACAAAAGGGGGCGGCGCGGAGTATAAGGTATTTTGGGATGGAGCCAATCAATTTAAAAGTGGTGGCAAGAAAACAAAAAATAGATTTGTTACTTACTTCACTCCGGCATATGATAATTACGAAGGGTTTATTGATAAATACGGAATGTCCGTCATTGACGAACCTACAGAGGAGCAATATCAATACCTTGTTGAAAAATGGGTAGTTAAAGACCCTAATACCGGAGAAACGGTTTCCGAAATATCGGAAGAAGATATTAGGCTAGGCGCAAGGAAGTATATTTATAGTAGGCGCGAAGGGTTAACGGGAGAGTTATTAGAAGAGGAGATAAGGCAAAACCCATGCACTGTACAGGAGATGTTTGAGGCTGCCAATACAGATTGCGCCTTTAATTCCTATAATATCAATAAACGCAGAAAAGAACTTGAAGAAAAGCCTATATACAAAAGGAAGGTTCTGTTTTATAGAACGCTTGATCAAAAAGTAACCTTCCGGGATGTAGATGAAAAGAAAGACCCATTTTATTGGAGGATAACAGCCTTCCCGCCCCCGGGCCAAGAAAATATCTATAAAACAAATGCGGGAGTAAGAGAGCCAGGACGTACGCATGATGGAGTTATTGCCGTGGATAGCTATTCTAATAGTCAGGGAGGGCGTAAATATGGCTCCAAAGCGTCTGCTTGGATAGGCAGAAGATTTGATATATTAGACCCAGAAAACACAGGGAAGCCAATAGGCCATCTTTACGGACGACCAGCAGACAAGGCTATACTTCACGACCAGTGTCTCTTAGCGGCAGAATACTTTGGTTTTAAAGTTTTTTATGAACACACGGCAGATGATTACCTGTCCCACTATCGGGATAGGGGCAAATCCGGGTATTTAGGGACATACCCCATGAGTTTAATTGATCCGAATAAGCGGCATAATGCAGATCGTTTCAAGGGTGTACCTATAACACCATTCAGCCTTACTAAGCAACTAGACAATGGGATTGCCTATTTCAACGACCATTGTGATTTGATAGATTTTGAGGAACTACTTGAAAATGCGCTCATTTTTGATCCTTACGATAGGACGGCCTATGACTGCGTGGTAGCATTTCTGATTCTTGTATCTTGCCTGATGGAGCCTATAAATAAGCCAAGGAAACAAACCGAACCCTTGGTAACAGTCTACGAAAATCCCCTTTATGGTAGAAATTCAATGAATTAATTAGGATTTTCAAAAAAATGTTATATTTGAACTAACTAACTCTTTTTCATTGTATCCCGAAAATAGATCAGGGGACCCCGGCCCGCAGTCCGGTAATGTACTCAAAAACTTCCAGTTAACAACGGATAGTAAGAGTAAACTAGATTTCTCCTACGGGAAAAGTATAGCGGAATACATAGTCTCTACAATGGCTGGAACCAATAGCTATTACTGGTTACGGAACAATCGATATAAGCTCAATAGGAACGCAGCAGCCGGGAAAATAGATATGTCAAAATTCCAAGATCGCTTGGAAATGAACGGGAAGGACAACTTTGCAAATTTAAATTGGCAAAGTATCAAGGTGGTCAATACGATCATAGCTCGTTTAGTAGCTCGTGGGATGAATAGCACTGAAAAGATTGTTGTAACCGCCGTAGATTCCCTTTCCCAAAAAGATAAGCAAGAAGAATATCAAGCCGCCGAATTTTACATGCGTCATCAACAGATGATCCGACAATTAGAACAAGCATCCGGCCAACAAATCATTCCTACTGGCCAATACATTCCAGAAGATCAAAATGAGCTAGACCTTTGGGCGGCTGAATATTTGGAACTTCCAGAAGAAATATTGTACGAAAAAACGGTCAATGATATATTAGCGGCGAATGGCTTTTTTGATGTGATAAAGGAAATGCAATTGCATGACAGTGATGAGGTTGGATTTGTTGGTACATACACTTGGATGGATGAGTCTGGGGTTATTCACGTAGACCGAGTGAAGCCAGAAAATGCCATCTATTCGTATTCAGAATTTAATGATTTCAGGGATACAGCTTGGCGTGGTCGAGCTTTCGATATGAAAATCAGTGAGTTTAGACGTAGATATGGTAAAGAATTTGGTGGCAAATTGACGGAGGAAGAGATTTGGCAATACGCTATGACTTCCAAAGAATACCAGCTTGATGATAAAATACGCTGGCTCTTACAATGGAATACAATGATGTTACGACCTTATGACGAATGGAATATAGGTATGATCCATTTTGAATTAAGGAGCTTGGACAAAGACGATTACACTATCACCGAAACCCTTCAAAATAAAAGAACCTTTGTTGATCGGGGCGTCCCTACTAATCTGAAACCCAATCAGGAATATGTAGCAGATGAATATTGGAATATCTATGAAGGGATGTTTGCCCGCGATAAGTGCGAAATGCTGGAATGGGGATTGAAGAAAAACATGATTCGCCCCCAAGACCCGAAAGAAATAGGTAACGCTGAATTCTCTTATAGCTTCTATATGCATCAAAATTACCAGATGCGTAATGTAGCTATCCCGGAAAAGATAGAGGAGCCGGTGGATCAAATGATATTGGCTCTTCTGAGGATTCAACAGTGTATTGCCACTATGCGGCCGCCCGGATCAGCCATAAACGTAAGGGCATTAAGAGAGGTGGATTTGGGATTAGCAGACGGCACAAAACCTTTTGATGTAAAAAAAGTTTTTGACCAAAAAGGAGACTTGTATTATACGGACATGGATGCGGAAGGGAATATGATTCCCGGCTCTCCCGTAACGGCTGCCCCAGACGACGGCTTTATGAACAAACTACAAGCCCTGATTGCCGATTATCAATTCCATCAGGCTGTTTTGCGAGATGAACTAGGAGAAGACCCCAATCTTATTTCCCAAGCAGCCAAACCCCGCGTTACCACAGAGAACATAAATACTGCCCAAAATCAAAGCCTCTTAGCTACCGATTACTTTTATGACTCTTGGTTAAATTGCATGAAAGATACAGCCAAGAAAGTATGCTGTTTGATTCATGACTCTGTTTATTACGGAGCATCAGTCTATAGGCATCTTTTAGGGGAGCAAGATGTAGAAGGGCGTGTGTTTACTTCTGACATACAAATGTTACCTACGGAGCAAGAGCAAGCTAACTTACAGGCCATGATGAATGAGATTATCCAAAGTAACCCTGAATTTTTGGTATACTGCGACACATTTAAGGTCATGCGGATGGCTAAGGAGGATTACAAACTTGCAGAGAAGTATTTGCGTCAATGTCAGAAAAAAATGATTCAAGGCCAAAAAGAACAAGCCGCGCAGAATACACAGTTGGCCGCACAACAACAACAGGCAAGCAACCAACAGGCCGCTGAAAATGAAATGCAGATGGAGAAAATGAAGGCGGATTTAGAATCTCGAAAGAATGAGGAGTTAAGTAGGGCCAAAAAAGAAGAGCTATTTATTAACGGAATATTCTCTGTTTGGACAAAAGGGGGAACGCTACCACCCGAATTACAGGGGGTGGCTCAGGAGCTAATCCAAAATGTAGGATTACCTTTATTTGCTCAAAATACAAAAAATAATGTAGCTTTAGCACAAGGAATGCAGGCCATGCAACAATCGGACCAGGGACAACAGGCCCCATCTGAAGATCAGCAAGAACCTGCCGAAACCGATCAATCACCACAAACTATGCAACAATGAGTGTAGTAGTAACCAACCAAGTTTCATCTCCTGCGAATGCCGGTCAATGCGCATTGGTAACACTTAATTCAGCAGATGCTTTGGCACAACTGCCTACATTGACAAATGGGACAAAGGCCACTTGTGGCTCAAGCTCAAAAGTTGGGTATGTAACTAATGTGGACGCATTGGGTAATACCTTTGAGGTAAGACCGGTTACACAACAGGCTAGATTTGATAGTTCAAGCACTCCGTACATACTAAATGCTACAGAGTCAATAACTTTAGGGTAACGAATAAAATATTTTTATGGCTACATCCTCAGTACTTGATATATCGGCTGAATTTAATTCAGTAGGGCATAAGAATATAGATATGTCCGGGTGGGATTCGGTTACTATTCAATTAGTGACACCCACGGGAACTATCACATTTAATGGAACAAATGACGATGGAAGCGTAACGGGGAGCGTTCAGGGAAATGCAAATTCTGCTATTAACTGGACAGCTATTCAGGCAACCAACTTAAATACCGGTGCGGCGGCCACTACCGGCGCAGCGTCTGGGCTATGGAGGGTATCTGCGTTTCCCAGGTTCTTGCAATTAACCGGCAGTTCAGTTACGGCTGCTAAAATATTATTGTTCTTTAGTAAGATTTGTTAAAATATTTCCACGTGGAACGTTCTGTGGAACAGAAAGGCCCGCTGTAGAAACAGAAGGCCTATAAAAAATTGGTTAGTATCAGGACACAAGGTAGTGATTTTTAATCAACTATAATATATGCCTGATACGTTAGTTTCTCCGGGAGCCGCTCCCATTGATTTAGGGTTTGTAAATCCCTTTGATACTACGCTTGTAAAAGAGCCTGTAGTAACCCCTCCCGCACCTGCTGCCACCACGGAACCCGTGGTAACGCCGCCAACTCCTGAAGTAAAAGAACCGCCCGCGCCAGCCACTCCCCCCAAAGAGGAAGATGATATTTTTGACGAAGTGCAATATGTAAAAAATACCTTCGGGTGGGATAACGTAGAAGCCGGGAAAGCCGAATTGGAACGCCTTCGCGCCTTGGAAAAGCAGCCTTTTAAGTTCCCCAATGCTGATAGCGAAGCGGCCTTTAATTATCTGAAAGAAGATAAGCTACCGGAATTGCACAGTCTATTAGACAAAAAGATAAAACTCAGTAAGGCCGATACGCTGGATGCAAAAAACGCTATTGCCCTTCACTTGCAAGTAACAAATCCGCACTTTACCCAACAGGACATAGACGACGTATTGGAAGAAAGATACCCGGCTCCCGCACAGCCCAAAAAGGGAGCCGACGAAGAAGATGCCGAATTTGAGGCCCGGCAAAACGAATACAAGGCCGCTATGGAAAAGATTAACCGGCGCATTAACCGGGACTCCTTGGCAGCTAAAGAAGACCTCAAAAAACTACATAGCGAACTCGTTCTCCCAGATATAAACAGAGTAGACCCAAAACTGGCTCAGGAAGCTGCCCAAAAGGAATTGGAAGCCACTCAGGCCAGGGAAAGGTTTCTGCAAACATTAGATCGCGATTTCAAAAACGTTGAAGGGTTTAAGGCAACGTACAAAGACAAGGAAGTCGAAATACCGTTGTCCTACGACATTACCGACGAAGAAAAAGCGGCCTATAAAGAAAAGATCAAAACGCTCGATCTACGGGAGTATTTCGGACCGCGATGGTTCAATGAAGACGGCACTCCAAAAGTTAATAGGATCATTCGTGACCTATACCGATTGGAGAATGAAGAAAAGGTTGATCAAAAACTTGTTAACGATGCCGGTTCCAAAAGAATGGAACAGTATTTAAAACAACGTAAGCAAATCAGTCTTGACGGTAAAAAGCCGGAAGGAACCTTTGCGCCGGATATTACCAAAGAACAAGAGCAGCGTTTAGGAGAATGGGCATTTGCGAAATAACAATTTTACTAACATCTAATTCTAAATAAGATGCCAGCAGGAATTCCTACGTCAAATATATTACAGCCGGGTGCGATTAGTCAGCAGACCCAGCTACGCCAGCTTATGGTGGACCTTCAAATTCTCAAGCCTCAGTGGTATAAAAACTACGTAGAAAAGTACGGCAACGAAGATTTTACGTGGTGGTTAGCTACCTATGCCGGAATGGAAGAGGTTAAAAACCAGCAGTATTTTTGGTTTGAAAACCGTGGTAAGCTCATGGTAGCTATCACGAACCTGAATGCAGTAAATGCTCCCGCAGCAGGGGCTACCGTTACGGTAACCTTGCCGGTAGGTGACCACTTCGATGCCGGTACATTAAGCCCGTTGCGTGTTGGTGAAACTGTTCGTATTGCATCTAACCACGTAGAAGGTAAGATACTTACGATCAACGAAACTACGCCTAATGCGCACTTCTGTACCATTCGTCCGCTTCAGTCTACCCAGGCATTTGCCAGCCCGTCCGGTAACCTGGATGCGAACGAAATTCTCATCTTTGGTGGCGATACGGAAGCCGGTGAACAATCGACCCAGATTAACCCGCTCATTCACTTGGACAAGCAGTATTTAAACACTATCACTGAAATACGTGATGGATGGAGCAATACAGACCTTGCTCAGATGGCAGAAACCTACTACGAGTTTCCGGTTAGCGGGGATTTGGCACAGAATGGTGTAACCGCCTTCACCTATAAGGGCATGTTTAAGACGCTCACGCGCTTCAAGAACAACGTAGAAGCAAAGCTCATGTTTGGTGATGTACAGACCAATACGGGCCTTAATACGTCCGTAGGCGCTCAGGGCTTACTTCCTAAGCTGTTTGCCGATGCCGAAACATTGACCTACACGCCTCCTACGATTGACTTTGCCAAGATGCATGAACTTACCCGTATCATGGACGTAAACGGATGCGATAAGCAGTGTGCTTGGTTGATGGATATTTTCCAGTCTCAGCAATTCAGTGATGGCATTTTCAACGAACTGCCAGCCGGTGCATTTGTATGGGGCCAAGGGGAAAAATCCGAAGAGGCAAGCATGGCTTACGGGTTCAAGCAGCTCTACATCGACGGATATATGTTCATGAAAAAGAAGTACGTCAACTTCAATACAGAGGTCATGACCGGTAAGACCCCCAACACGGACCTTACTCGCAACTTCGGCATTATCTATCCGATGGGAGAAACAAAAGACGCCCGTTCTGCCGCGCCGATGAAGAACTTGACCGTGATGTATCAACAGCCTCCTGTAGGCGGTACAATCGGTAACGCGATTCGTCTATGGCAGTACGGTGGTGGTTCTCCGAACCCCACGGACGGAACAATGACTAATCAATTGGCTATGATCACCTACCGTTCGCTCCGGTGTGTATCTGCTAACAAGTTCGTCGTTGTAGAATCCAACTAGTATTTATCAGGTGTGGCGGGGTAATGCCTGCCACACTTTCATTTTTTTAAACAATTTTAATATGGCAACAACGCTCAGAAATACGCAATCTGCATTGGCAGATCGTACTCCGGAAGGCCCGGCTATTGAATCAGAGCAACTTGCCTCTACAATGGCAGTCGCACAGGCGGCAGCACAAGCGGGGGTAGCTCAGACGCACAAAGTTTTTAAACTAGTCAATACCAAAAGAAATGGCCGTGTCCATATCTCAGGTATTGATGATGTGCCGGACCCCGTAACCAAGAAATTAACCCGTATCCGACTTTTGCAAGGGTTTGACAGTATTTGGGTAAAAGATCAAAAAGACTTACCAGAAGATTTCGTAAAAATGAATCAACGAAGTCTAACTTTCGAAAGCAAGATTTTACGTATTCCTATATGGGATACGCAGGCATTGGAATTTATTTCCTTGTGTCGCTCCAATGTAAAAAGCCCCAATAAGACCAAGGCGGCCAAACACCAGTTTTTCGAATGGGAACCGGAAGAAATGCAGAAAGAGCAGCTTAAAAAACGCAAAGCTAAATTGGATGCTATCAAAATGGCGCTCAATGAAACCGACATGGATAAGGTACGTAAGCATTGCAGTTTCTTAGGCATCCCCATGATTGACCAATTAGGATTTCCGCTTACAGATAGCGGATTGTCGGACGCCTATGCATTATATGCTGAACAGAACCCGGATAGGTTTACAGAAACCATTACATCTCCCCTTATCAATGTCTCCTGGCTCGTTAAAAAAGCCATTATAGACGCTAAAATTGATTTAGGAAAGCAACCCAATACTGCTTGTTGGTCTAATGGAGGCGGTTTTATCTGTAAAATCCCCGATCCTGCAAAGGCAACCGAATACCTTATAGAACTAGCCATGTTACATACGGATGAGGGGAAACAATTTTTAATGCAACTACAAGAAAACGTACGATAAATGGACGCTGATACGCCGTATAGAATTCTGCAAATAATTTGCAACAAGTTTCAGGCGGGAAATATTACGGCCCAGCAGTACATGGACGCTATTAATCAGGCCCAGCGAGACTTTCTTGCTTTCTTGCTGGGCCAATTCGTATCCTATCAATATGGCAAACCTCTATCTAGGGTGCAATTTGGTATGAATGAAATAGTGCGCCAAAGGGTTACTCCTTTTATAAGCAAGCCAGCACCATTAGTAATCGACACCAACGGTAATGCACCTTATCCAGTTGGCATGCAGCAAGTAGATGCCATGTACACAACATCTATGGATAGGATTAGATACGTACCGCAGCATAAACTATTTTCATATTTAAAGAGCAAGATAGACCCAATTGCAACTAATCCAATATTCTTAATAGAAGACACTCAGTTTCAATTTTATCCGAATACAACTTTTAATGGAGTTGCATTGAGTTCTGCTAAGATTAGCTATGTAAATACGCCTCCTGATGTAGTTTGGGCTTCAATACCTGATGGGCAAGGAAGACCCGTTTACAATCCGGGAGCAAGCCAAGGACCATTGTTTTATGATGTAGATGTAATGGAATTGATTTCAAGGGCATTAGCTATGTTTGGAGTAAATCTTCAAGCGAATGAGGTAAGTCAATATGCACAGATGGCTAAAACACAAGGAGCGTAAATGGATAGATACACTTTTTGCGAAAGGGCATTACGTCAAATATACGGAGAACAGCCTACGGATGATTCAAATATCACCGTAAATCTAGTCAATTCGTGGATTGGTGATGCCACCGCCTTCGCCGCAAAAAAGAACTGGACGGATAATATACAAATTGATCAGTTGGCGTATGTGAATAACGGGTTCTACACCACCTTCAAAAATATACCTGTTGTAGATGAAGGTGAACTTTTTTTATACAAAATAACCTTGCCTGAAATACCAGTAGGAATTGGGAGAAATGAAGGCGTTTCTACTTTACAATTCGTAGATTCTAGTGGGAATGTGTCAGACCCAGCTATCCCGTTGAGCCAAAATCAAGTTGGATATTATAGGGGGCAGCGCCAAATACCTAATAAAATATCCTATTACCCGGAAGGAACATTTTTATACGCCATTTCTCCCTTGATTTTAAGTGACTATACAGCCAAGGTAAAAATGGTTAGCGCAGGCGATAGTACGGATTTGAATAGTACTTTAAATGTTCCACAGGATTATTTTCAGCCAATGGTTGAGTATATAAAAATGCAGTTATCCTTTGAAAGGGCTCAAGTTAAAGATTTGCAGAACGATGGCCAAGATTCATAATGCCGATCTATTCAAACATATCAGGAGCATCGAATATATCAGCTTACAATATAGGCCCAGATTTTATAGATGTCATGTTTAATAGTGGTCAGGTTTACAGATATTCCTATGATAGTGCCGGGGAGGATAATGTGGAAGAAATGAAAAGATTGGCTGAAAGCGGCAGCGGATTAAACAGCTATATTTTAGCATACGTAAAAGAAGATTATGAGTAATATACGACCGATAAAAACACAAGTTTTGGTAAAACCATGTGCATCAGATACTATTTCTGAGGGAGGCATAATTGTTCCAAATAGCTTTTTGGAAGAGAGTAACAAGGTGGAAGTTATTGCTACCGGGAATGGGACAAAGAAAAAACCTATGCGATACTCAAAAGGACAAATAGCTTTTCGGGTAAAAGGGCACGGCGAACCGATTGAGGAAAATGGAGAAAGATATTACTTAATGGATCAAGACGCGCTTTTGGCAACTTTAAATTAAAAAAAGTGGCACAGCAGAAACAAGGAATGATAACAGTGGATGAGGTAGTTAACAACTACTTAGATCGATCTGAGCAAGGTATCCATAAGTATTGGAAAATCTGGCATATAGCCTTTGATGGATTGTATGAAATGGGCCTTGATTTCTTTTTTAGGGTTAAATCTGTCAAACTTCCTGTAAATGCCAACTTGACCGTAAATATGCCGGATGATTGCTTGATTTATTCCAAGGTGGGCGTTTTGAATTCTCGTGGTGAAGTTATTCCGCTTTCATATAATAACAAACTTACTGCTTTTGCTGATTTGAGTTCTGATCGATTAGCCAAGACGCAGGATAATACCATTGTAGACCTATTGCTATTTAATACTCCAATTTGGTATAACTATTGGAATGGCGACTGTTATACAGCTCTATATGGACTACCAAGCGGTGCGCCATTTGTGGGGTCATTCAAAATAGACTTAGCAAACGGAATTATTCTACTGGGGGAACATTTTGGTTATGACTACATTTTACTTGAATATGTAGCGAGTCCAGAAGAGGGAGGCACATATTACTTGCCCGTTCAGTTTAAAACAGCCCTCATGTGGTATCTTGCTTGGCAGGATATTGCCATGATGCCAAATACTAGACGCGGAACCTTGGGAGACAAAGCGGACAGAAAAAGGAATTATTTTAATGAACTCAGAAAAGCAAATGCAAGGTTCAAGCCGATTTATCTTAGCGACGCATATGAATGGAGTATGGAAAATCAAAGACTTGTAGTTAAAATGTAATAAATGGCTATTGCTCTACATAGATTTGCGGGTGCCATGGATTTGGATAGTCCGGATACAGTCAAACAAAAAGGACTGCATGGCCCAGCCCGTAATGGCATCTTTCGCGGAGTGCCTGGAAATTATCGGTGGGAGTCTAATGTAGGAAATACTTTACGGGCTAATCCCCTTTTGCCAAATACCGGAACGAATAAAAATATAGGCAGGCATTATGACCCGGTTAATCACCGGCTTTTTTCCTTTAACTGGAATAGTACAGGATTTCACGGGATTTACATATATGATACGCTCCTATCCACATGGTCTAGGCTGATTCAAACAGGCATTAATACCATTGGAGACCCATTGGCCTTTACAGCTACGGTAAGAGTTCATAGTATTGACATTTTATACGGAGATGGGACAGCCGGAGACTTATTATTTTTTGTAGACAGCCAGAAAAGGCCGCGTAAGCTGAATATTCAACGGCTTTTAAATGGTGGGTATGTAAATGTAAGGGATAGTTTTCTAAAAGTTATCAAAGCTCCGCCAATACCGCCTCCTAATTGCGTATACGAAAATGACACTACTGTAACAGCTAATAACGTTATAAACTCATTATTTAATTTCTGCTGTACGCATTTGTATGATGATGCGGAAGAGTCCGTTTTAGGAAGTGCGTGTATTCAGCCATTGCCACCCGATCCATTTGACCCTACGAATAATACACCCGCTTCAAGATGCGCCCGCATAGCTATTTACCTGCCAACGGGAGACGCCAATGTAAAAAAGATACGAGTATACGGCAAGCAAACAAAAGACGGAAACACAACCGATTGGTTTATTATTGATACGCTTATAAAGGCTGATTTGGGAATAGCTGATAATACAGTCTACAGGTATCTATTTTTTAATAACGGTAATTATATTCCAGCGGACATTGGTTTTGCTGTTTTGGATCAGGATTATGTTCCCCAAGCAGCCAATACACAATCTCTTATAAACGGCAGTGTCATTTCCTACGGAGGTATCACAGAGGGGTATAATTTTTTCAATCCGTCCTTTGGGATTACTACTTCTAATGTCAATAGTCCCCAATTCATTGCCAATGGAACACTATTCTTTGCGGCTTTTAATGGGCAATTTACGGGCAATCAACCGCAATTAACCGTATATTTAACAGGCGTCGGGACTAATGATGGGTTTGGCAATCCCCAAACATTGGAGAAATCCCCGCTTAACCTTATTGTATCGGCAACTTCCCGATTGGTTTCTATCGTAACAATTATCGACTTTAATTACGTAAATTCTACGAACTCCAACAATATACCATTCTTGTTAACCGCACTACAGGCATCGGCGGTAACAGCAGGATGGGTAGTGGTATCTTCAACAGCTAATAGTTTTACTGTATATTACCCAACGGGTGTAATTTCTTTAAAATCTTCCCATACAGTAGGGTTTACCAACACATCTCCTTATTCATCTGCGGTTAGCTGTCATTTACCCGAATGCGCATACTCTTATGGTGTATTATATAGGGATGCAGATGGTCGTACGAACGGGGTTATTAGCAATGTAACCGGGAATATAAAAACACAAACCAGAGGGCCAGCCGGCCAGATACCGCAAATACAAATTGGATTAGCCGGTTTTACACCCCCGCTTTGGGCAGCTTATTACGAGATTGTACGAACGGATAATTTGACGTACAATAAAAGATTAGAGTGGATAAGCGACTCTGCATATAGCGATATAGCCCAAGTAAGTAATATCAAATATGCATACTTTGGCATCAGTAATATACAGTACTACAATGACAGTATAAAAGCTACTGAAGGGGTCGTAAGTTATGGATTTACGCCGGGAGATCGGATTAAGATTACGGGAAGGTATGATGTAAACGGTAACTTTTTTTCATTGGCATTTGATTATGCTATTTTGGGCGTTACCGTTGATCCGGTGATTAATGGTCAAGTACAACTGGGAACTTTCATTCAAATATCCTACCCAACGAATGACATAAGCCCTTCTTTTAAATTTGACGGTACGCAAGACTTTTTACAATATCAAGTGCTTATCTACTCGTACAAAGCCTTTGCCGCCACCAATCAAAACGTATATTTTCAAGTAGGCCATCAGTATGGTATAGGCAATCCAGGTACCCTAACTGCCTTCCATTATGGCAATACGGCAGATAATCAAGTAACGCTGACAGACGGGGATGTTTTTTACCGAACGCGGACCGTACCTATTATAAACACCTTCTACATGCCAATGGGTTCCTATGAACAAGGGGACCAATACATGACCATTTGGACCTATGCGGGCGGCATTAATCCTTTATCTGATAACGCTATTTGGAATGTAGGGGGTGACATACAAAGACCAGCTAGTTTAGACGCGGCTGCGTTCCCGACTTCTGCCAGTGCCGGATGGGTAGTCCAAAACAAGTCAGCCAACCAGTTTAGCGTACGATTAAGAGGGTCGATTACGGCCATTGAAAAAACGGACCCTAACGGAGCATTTGCGCTGTATGTGAAAGTTGTTCTGCCAGGACAGGCATTTATCTACAATGTAGTTCCTCAAAAACCAGGATTGAAAGTAGGCGACACGAATTTGTACGAATACGACATAACCATTCCCGTGCCCGCCGGGGGAAAATTGTGGATTGTAGATTATGTGTTGCTGGATATGCTCATAGGCGGAAGTCCCTTAAGGATAGATATTATCCGGTACATTACACAGAACGTATTTGACTACTCCTTTAGTGATATTTATAAGCTGGTAACCAACTCAGATAATAAACCCAACATCATAGATGCAACGGCGTTAAGTACGTATTACAGTACCTTGTTTCGGTTCAGCCAACCAGATCAATTAGGAACTAATATAAATAATTCCAATCGTTTTTACTTTAATAACTTTGATGAATTTGATAAATCTTTTGGAGATATTATTAGGATGCGTGTCCGACAAAGGGAGCTTAGGGTTTTTCAATATAGGAGGTGTGGCCAAGTAGGAATTTATCAAAAATTCATCAAGGGTAACACGGGATCAAACCAGTTGATAACAACCGATACAATTATTACGCCCAATAACATTCATTATTTTGAGGGAGAGTTTGGTATAGGCAACCAGCCGGATAGCTTGTGTAGTTCTGGTTATCAGGACTATTTTGCTGATCCAGTAAAAGGATATTGGTGCAGACTTTCTTTAAACGGCATAGAACCTATCAGCGAATTGTATAAGGTACAAACATTAGCAGGTAATAGGCTTCCTATCTATCTCAATAATTATAACAATGTAAGGGGCGGCTACGCTGTTATTTTGGGAGCCTTTAATTTTTGCAAAGACAGGGATGGAGAAGTGATATTTTCTATGCAATCAGGCACAACAAGTGCCGTATCTTTTGCCGGACCTAGCAGTACAACCATAACACAAGGCGCTATTTTTGGTATATCTCCAAGTACAATACCAGGAGAATCTATTCAATTTAACGAGTCTAAAAATGGATGGACTTCTTTTATGGACGTGGACCCGGATAGTATAGTGTGCTGTGAAAACCTGCTTATGAGTTCAGTAAATGGAGAATGGTATACCCATGATAATACGTCTGCATATGCCAATTATTTTGGTACTCAGTTCCCATGTAGTATAACTATTCAGATTAACGATAATTTGGTAGAAAAGAAAACTTTTCTTAGCCTCACAGAAGTGGCGAATCAAATATGGGAATGCCCGTCTATTACAACTAATCTGATGAGCTACGGAACTACTCCGCAGCAAAGTAATTTGGTGGCGGAAGATTTTGCGGCCTTGGAAAGTACGTTTAATTCTAGTTTTTGGAGAGATGCCAACTCGATTGGTGGCCAATTTAACGGTAATGCTTTGAAGGGGAACTTAATTGTTATACAATTCCAAGTGACCAATCCGGCCAATTTCGTAAATTTAACTGACATTTCGGTGCATTACATTGAGTCACGAAGAAACAATAGATAATGGGAGAATTGACGCGAAAAATAGAAAACTGGGAGCATTATTGGAATGTTTGCAAGACCAGACCGGATTTGAAGGAATTTAAAGACTTGCTGCACGTGAATGCCAATATGCCCCATATGAAAATTGGAGAAAACTTAATCAGTACCAAGGACGGAAACAAAACATTTAATCAACTGGTAAAAGAATTAGCGCCTAAAAATGATAGCGAAGCCAATAACATATAAGGAATTCGAAATGGCCATTAAAACGGTCTTTGAGGGCGATAAAGATGCCGTTGCCTTATATGACCCAAAGGCAACTATTGAAAGCGTTGACGACATTATAAGAGATGTAGTATTAAAGGTCCGTACATATGAAAATGCCATTTACAAGGGGATTTTTGAAAAAGGTAAATTGATCGGCTATTATGTCTATGAAGACAATTCCCTTGTGAGTTTCGGCCTTAATCCACAATACAGGATAAGGAATTATTTAAGAGAATTTTTCGGCATCATTAAAAAGGAATTATCTAAGCCATTTTTTTGTGTGTTACACAGCAGGAATTTGAGGGGAGTTAAATGGCTAAGAAAAATGGGCATGGAAATAAATGACTCAAACCCTTTACAAACACAATTAATATATAAATAAAATGCCCGTATCGGCCATCAGCAGTATGTTTTCCAAAACCCTTCAGACGGGAGCCGGGGTATTGCAAACCGGCTTCGGGTTGTTTGGAATGCACAAGAACCAAAAGGCGTTGGATGCGCTGTCCAATCCCATGTACACCCCGAGTAGGGCCATTGCAGACTATTACAGTGCGGCAAAAAGTAGGTATGATGCAGGGCCGTATAATTCTAACTATTACCAGCAAGCTGAAAAAAATACTGGACGCGGCTTAGCTACGGGGATTAATGCGCTAGTCGATAGACGCTCCTCTGGTAATGTGGCCGGATTGGTACAAGGAGCCGAAGATCAATTACAAAAAGCAGGTGTACAGGCAGAGGCCATGCAAAGCAGAAATTTAGCCCAATTAGGACAAGCAGCAGGCGCTAAGGCGGGCGATGAACGGTACGCATTTGGTGTCAACCAAGAGGCTCCTTTTGAACGTAAATATGGGGAGTTAAGCCAGCGGTTACAAAATTCAAGAGCCTTGTTTAATTCCGGAGTTAGTAATTTGTTTGGCGGGTTAACGGGCGGCGGCGGTCAGGGTCTTGGGGGTATAATGAATCTACCGGGTGCTTTAAGAGGAACCAGCGGGCTATCGGGGGCAACGAATCCATACACACCTTCTTATTCAAATAGTCAATTCAACGATTAATGGCCAAACGTTTTCATATACCTACTGTTGGTAATGTGGCTGCCGGAGCCGTGGTGTTTAATCCGCACTATGACAACATGGCCCGTCAAATGCAGATGCACCAACTGGCCAAAGATCAGGCATTGGGTCAATACTACAGCAAGCTGGAAAATAGCATCAATCCGGCAGGCGTTAGGCAACAGGATATGGACGGATGGCAGAAAAAACTACAGGATTGGCAAGCGTTTGCTATCGAAAATAGACAAGCTCTTATTAATCCCAACCTAGACAGAGGGCAGGCCATGCGTAGGTTCGGAGCCATGCACCAAGACCTTTTGGGAGATATTCAAAAATCAAAGGCGGCCGCTGCTACAGAAAGGGCCGTTCAGCCGCTTTTTCTTGACCCGAAAAGAAGGGCTTTAACTACCAATAAAGACCTAGAATACGGACACCGGCTAAGTGCTTCTATTTATGATCCACAGCATTACAAAGACGATGGAGTCACACCCATAGCACCGGAAGATTTTTCTTTTAACGCGGCCCCTTATGATGTAAACAAACAGAGAACTACCAATATTGAATTAACGAGGGGATTGAAGCAAGAAAAAACATATGGTAAGGGGAAGGTAAATGAAGCAGAACTAAAAGATTATGTGCCTTTTACGTTAAAGCATTCGCCCCAAAACCTACGGGTTATTGGTGATCGGATGGCATCTTTGTATGGGAGTGGGGATCATGGAGACAAGTCCATCCAACAGTATTATGACAACTTCCCTGTAGACGCCGCCGCTCATGAGCAATTGGATAAAGCCTATCGTTCGGTCTATCCAGAAGATAAAGACGGCATTGGAACGGACCCCAAAAAATTGGCTATGGCCCATGCTATCCAATTAAACTCCCAAGAAACACAAGGGACAGAGATAAAAGGCTGGTCTCGACCACCACAAGGCCGTCAATTGAGTCAAACCAAGCAAGCACAACAGGATATGGCTAACTGGATAAATGGATTCTCAACAGCCATAAAGAACGGGGATGAGGGAGAAATGAACCGGTACGGGGACCTTTTATATGGCGGGAAAGGGCAGAGCAAGTATCAAGGATTAGAGAAAGGGCCGGTTGAAACTGGTAATCCACCCGGGCTACACCTAATAGAAAATATTAAGCCAGGGGTTAGTATTATCCATCAGGATCAGGTTTTCAACCCCACTAAGGGTATTTATGAACCGCAGACCTTACGAGAACAATTAGACCCGAACGACCCGGCACTGGCAGATAAACTAGGGAGAATTTATCAAATGCATATGGGAAGTTCTTCCCCGATGAAGAATGTTCTTTTGAAAAGCGCCGTCAATCAACCGCCGCCCCCTAGCACGAAACCCGCTCCCGTAACACCCGAAAAAGACCCATTAGGACTATTTAAATAATGCCTGTAAATAAATACGATATACCAACCTTTGCTTCTCGAATAAAAGAGAAATACCCCCAATATAAGGATGTTAATGATACAACGTTAACTAAGGCTATCGTAGACAAGCATCCAGAATATAGAGAGGCGGTTGACTTGTCTGGACTCGACAAACAGACTTCGCCCGTCGATCAAGGTATTGACAAAACCACGAACAAGGTTAACCAATCTATCCAATTCAATGGGACTTTCCAGCCGGATTTAGAGGGTGAAAAGAACGGCGTTTATACCAATGACCCCGATTACCAGAAGCAAAAGGCCGACTTCGTAAGCAAGATCATGACGGATCAACAAGGGCGACTACTTTATCCCGAACAGGATACCAAGGGGAACTGGGTAAACTATTATACCAAAGAGCCTATTGTAAACTTTGATCCACACGAAATGAGGGGGAAAATACTGCAAGTTCCCCATGAATATCTCCCGGCAACAGGTGGTAAAAAGTTCATCACCCCCGTTTATAATCAAAAGACAGGAAGTTACGACTTCCCGGATGTGCAAACACCAGATGTGCCGCATCAAGAAACGCTACCAGAAGCAACCGTTTATGGAGGTAAAAAAGGAAATGGAGAATCTCCTGAATTACAAGGGCTCTCACCTGAAGTAAATTCTATACTTGATGAATCCGGCAAACAGGGGGGGCAATTTTCGCAGATTCTAAAAAAGAACCCATCATTAGCGCAAGATATAGACAAAACGCTGAAAAAATACGGCGAACCTTATGTCCAATCCCTTAAAACAGGTAGTGAAGCGATGAGCAATGTCCTTCAAAAAACTGTAGAGGATAAGTTTGATCTGAATAAACCATTGCCACAAGACGTTGACCCGGCTATCTTAAATGGGCATTTGAATGTCTTAAATAACTTTGAGAAAAACAGGAAACAATTTGAGGATACGCAGAAAGAACTACAAAGACAGGCAGATTTAATAGCCGACAAAGCAAAAAGGACCGGGCAGCCGATTGCTCAACAGGATGTAGATATATTGAATCAAAAATCTGCTAAAAATACAGCCAATTGGAATGAATATACCAAGGCAGTTAAATATGCGCAGAACTTTGTAGAACAACCGGCTGTAAAAAACTATTTGGATGAATTTAAAAAACGGCAATCCGGCCTTCAATTATTGGATGAAGTTCGGCAAAGAACCTTCCCAAGTGATATAAACAAGGAAATAAAACAAGATGAATACGACCGAAAAGCCATTGAGGGGAATCTAAATGCCTGGGATTACGCGAAAACATTCATGGGTAAGGCCGGTGCTGGTATTTCTAATATAGGGGAATCTGTTTTAAAAGCCGCTCCTAGCGTAGTTACAGGCGGCGCACTAAGATGGTCTCCGGAAGGGGAAGCCAAGATAGAAAGTCTTAATAATGGGGCACAACAATTTTTATCAGCCAATCTCCCGTCTATTTCCCAAGAAGCATTACAAGAAATGGACAAGCGGGGAATGGGGCATTTGATTGATGATATAAGCTCTACCTTGGGAGGATTTGCGCCTTATATTATTCCGGGCGCAGCAGGAGAAGGGTTAGGGGCTAAAGCAGCTACGTTTGCGACTGCCTTAGCAGAAAGTGTTCCTACGGTTCGAAAAGAGGCCGAAAAAGCTGGCTTAACCGGAGCAGCTTACAATACCTTCATTACGGCCAAGCCTTTGATTAATGCGGCCTTTATGACCTTACTGCCCAATGTGAAATTTGCCAAAGGATTCGATAATGATCTAGCTAAATCTATTGTAAATGGGGAATTTAATAGCCCGAAACGATTCTTGTTGAATATGGCATCCAAAGCATTGAAAGACCCTAGCGACATTGCCCACTTGCAGGCTATGTTATCCGGAACCGAAATAGGAAACAATTTGGTCAATCAAATTACCAATGCCATCCAAAAGGGTCAGGATATTGACAGAGGCATTAGCAGAAAAGAAGGACTACCCGTTGACTATTCGAATATAATCAATCCCAGACAGACGGCAGTTATGGCATTGGCTGGTAAAGTGCTGGAAACAATCCCGACCCTTAAAAATGCTATAGGAGATCGGATAGCCGGAAAAGATATTGCCGAAACGTACAACCATATTCAAAGTAATATAGTCGAACTAGCTGCCCATAACTTAGATGGCGTAAGCAAGCAAGTGGACGCCTTAGTGAAGAAAGACCCCGGTAATATATATGCGCAACACCTCAAAAATACGTTACAAGATTTTGCTTATGCCAAAGCGCATATGCCGGAAGGATTAAATGAGGATCAGCAAGCGGCTATCTTTTCACTTCAGCAAGAAACTTCCAAGGCACAACGGCAACTATCAACTGCTGACCCCATGTATCAACCTCACCTGCAAAAAATGGTAGAGGAATACAATAAACAAATTGGAGATATCATAAAGAATCCTAATAAAGCTATCGACTATTTAAAAGATTCTCATAAAGATTTGCAGGAACAAATTTTATCACCTCAAACAGAACAAAATGGCAAAGAAACCGAAGCCAATGCCCAAGCCGAAGGGGTATTAAGCCAACCAGAAGGCGAAGCTAAGGAAGTAGCTGCAAAATCGCCTTCTTATCTTCTTTCCAGACATGCGGATACAAAAAAAGACGAAGAGGGGAAAGTGAGCGGACCGAACCAGCATCCATTGTCCGAGATGGGTAAAAAAGATGCCGACGACTTGGCGACTGAAGTGCAAATGCAAGCAGATAAAACCGGCATTCCTATTACTAAAATCGTTCACTCCGGGTTAGAGAGATCAGCGGAAACAGCCAATAGAGTGGCAAACAGGGTAAAGGCTCGCACTGTGAGTGATCCTGATTTAAACACATGGGCTAATGGAGATTTCGACAATATTTCAGACCAAGAGTGGAAGGATGTACAAGCATGGTATGGAGAGCATCCTGACGAAGTAGTTTACGATGGGCCTATTGAAAAATTCAAAGGGTGGAAATTGGATGAATCCTTAAATCAATATGCCAACAGAACAATTGGAGCGCATGCTAAATACGAAGGCGAACCGGCCAGTACCCTATTAATCGACCATAGCAATAACATGATGGTCATGGATGCTTATCGTAAAAATGGTGGCAAATGGGATAAAAAGGCTATCCAATATTATCTGAATGCCGAAAAGCCGGAACCGGCATCCTTAGTGAAAGGAGAAAAGCCAAAGATCACCATATCGACACCAAATATTGTTAACGTAAAATTGAAAGAAAATCCAATTATTGACTTAAATAATGAAAACCATGTATCTAGTGTTATAAAAACACAATGGGATGCCGTAAATGAAGGTAAGCTATTGGATAATGAGGGAAGTTCTATACAAGGGCCAAATAACGGCATCGCATCTAATGGGCTTGAAAATTTGACAGATAAAACATGGGGACACGGATCGGATAGGTTGACTGTAAAAGACAGTCTAAAAGCATTACAGAGTTTGATGTCAGGTGGTAAATTCACAGGGTGGTTTGGGAAAATAAAAGAACCGGAAGGCGGGATGAATGTTCGTGATTATGGGGCTAAATTTGTAGTGGCTACGGATGATGTAGAAGCCATACATGGAGAGAAAGGAACAGGTAAGTTAAATCCTAAAGAAGTTGAGATAATATTGAATGATCAATTATCTCCTTTTGGCCAATCGCTAAAAAATGAGTACCCTGAATTTACTATTAAAGATTATAATGGGAAAGAATTTAAACAAATAAAACCAAAAGAAAATGTATCAGTCGGACAAACAGCGCCGCTGGGCACACACGAAAACGGGGACGGAGGCACTGGGAGGACCAGCGAAAGTAGCGGAGTGGGACCAAGCCAGCAAGGGGAAGGACCTGCCGGAAACGGCCCCAAAAAAGAAGAAGATACGGGTCAAAAAGAAAAGCCAGTAAGCGACGAACTGCCTTTCATTGAAGAAGAAGGAGACAATGAGTTTACCAGCACCAAAAATGAAGTAACCAAGCAGAAAGTAGAAGACTCTGGACTCAGGCCAGCAATGGAAGAAGCCGCTAGGGATTTTGGTAGTGTGTGGAAAGATGCCCAAAAGAAACTAAGTAAGGGTTTTGACATTGAAGGACTACTGAAGGGATTAGCCAAAAAGCCAAGGGCTGTGACTGACCTTGAAAACGCTATGATCCTTTTTCATCAAAACGTAAAAGAGGCGCAATTGGATGCCGCTAATAAGGAATTGGATCAGGCCAGAAAAGATGGCGACCGGGATAAATGGAATGAAGCCTATGGAACGAGAGCAAGATTGTTAGACGACTTGCAAGATATTTATGACGTAGATAAGTCTATCGGTCGTGAAACGGCTAGAGGTTTGAATGCGCGGAAAATGATGGCAGACCGTAGGTTTTCGTTGGTGAATATGCAAATGGAGAAGCGGGCGGCAGGCGGCGGTGAACCATTAACCGAAAAACAAACGGAAGAGGTTCAAAAACAATATGAGGCTATAAAACAGGCTAAAGAGGCTCTTGATGCAAGAGTATCTGAATTGGAAAAAGAGAATGTCAGATTGAAGGCAGAAAAATCCGTTCAGGGCCAACGGGGAACAGGCGGTCGTACGAAGAAAACAAAAGAGCAATACGCTCAGGACAGGAAAGATATTGTCCAAAAAATGAGGGATGATCTACTTAAAGCGGCCAAAGGCGGAGAAGGTTTAACCTCATCCATTCCCTTGGCGGCCCAATTGAAGGCCATTGCTCCGCACGTAAAAAAATTAGTCGAAAGTTTCATAGAGCAGGGTATTGATAAACTGGAAGATATTACCAAGGGGATTCATGATCTTTTAAGTCCTTCCATTCCTGAGTTAGAAGAAAGGCATATTCATGACCTGATTGCCGGTGAATTCAATGAGCCCAAACCTAAATCCGGCACACCTTCAAAGGCACAACAGATAAAAGAAGAGGCTAAGGTACAAAAGTATAGAGCAACCGATCCAGTATTAATGAAAGCTCAGGCCGAATATGAAAAAGCAAAAGAAACATTCTTACAAAATATAAAGAAGGATCAACTTAAGGCCAGAACCGGACTTCAAAAGATACAGGATGCTTTCCTTAAATATGAACGCTTTGCAAAGCTATCCAACCCTATTACCCTTGGCAAACTGTCAATGGCGGCGCTCACTAGACTATCCACCACTCCCCTAGAAGAAGGCGTAGGCGCTGTTTATTCTAAATTGCTGCCAGGATTAGCCGCCAAAGCTCCGGGCGAAGCTGGCGCTAATGTAAAGGCATTGGCTAAAGGGTATAAAGCAGCTTTCATGAGAGGGTTGGATGATGCGGCAACCGTTGTAAAAGGTGGTAAAACAGATATAGAAGCCGTCTACGGAAAGAAGGGATATTTACCCCCCGAAGCCATAGATTTCTTCGGACAACTTCACAGTGCTATTAAAGCCCCGGTGAAAAGGTTTGCCTTTGAGCGGTCTTTCGAAAAGAGAATGGCCAATAATATTAAGAATGGGACGCCTATTGACGGAATGGTCGAGGCGCGTATTGCAGTGGAAGCCTATAAAGACGCCCAACGATCTATATTCATGCAAGATAATGCCGTATCTCGCGGGTGGTCGATGTTGATAAATGGGCTGGAAAGAACGGATACGCCGGGCGGCAAAGAATTGGCAACGGCTATGCAGTGGCTAATCCCGTTTGTGAAAGTGCCTACCAATATCGTAGGAGAGACGGTATCGCATGTAGCCGGACCTGAAATAGCATTGGCTAAAGTGCTTCATGCCGGATTGACGAAAGGGCTTAAAAATTTGTCACAAGATGAAGCAGAAATGATCTTACGTAACCTTAAAAAAGGAACCATAGGACACGGAGCATTGATGTTGGGTTATTTGAATCCACAAGCATTTGGAGGGTATTACCAAAAGTATGAAAAACGAGACCCGGAAGATGTAAAATTCGGAGCGGCAAAACTTTTTGGAGTGAAAATACCTGCTTGGATGCTAGAAGCTCCTATACTCCAGACTATGCAATTGGGGGCAACCGTTAGACGTGTTAAAGACACAATGGTAAAGGGCCAGCCCAAAGGAATAGGAGAAGGGATGTGGGCTGGTGGGCTTGGGTTATTGGAACATGAACCCTTAATAGATGAGCCAGTAAGATTAGGCGAAATGTTGGGTAAGAGCAATGAAAGGCAGTACTTCATGGGTGAATTAGCCAAAAGCACGTTGGTTCCCGCTGCGGCTGATTATGCGGCAAAGGTGAGTGATCCGCTGGATACAAGACCAGTGGGAGAAAGATTAATGGACCCTGAAAACAAAAGAAAGCCGACTACTATACCAGAACATATTGAAAGTGCCATACCGGGATTGCGTGAAAATGTAGAAGAAAAAAAACCAGTACCGCACAAACAAAGACAACATAAACCAGCTAGTTGAGAAAGTATTATGCCATATTACCAAGTGAAGGAGGGGAAGTAGAAGAACTACCAAAGACAGCGGCAACCCCATCCTTAGCGTCCTTGCCTACAATGGCTAATCCTATTGTCGCACCCGTTCCCGCTGCTGCACCTTCTTTGCCTATTAAAGCAGCTTCTATTCCGCCTGATAGAATACCGTTGCCCAATTTCAATGATGCAGCTTCAAGAGGAAATTACCTCAAACAATGGCAGGGGAAATACGGGAGCTTAGAGGGAAGAGGAGACACCGTTTTGAAAGTAAATGAAACTCCGAGAACAGGCTCGGCAACAGCTAAAGAAATTTCGGCTAAAGCAGCAGGTAAATACGGCCTTGATCCGGCTTTATTGTATTCATCTGCTATGGAAGAGGGTATGAGTGGGCTTTTTAAAGACAAATCAGGAATTGATACCAAACATAGAAAACCCTCTGATTTTGGTTATCAGGATTATTACGGAGATAAAGAATATCCTATCGAAGGAAAGGAGAATTTTGGATTAAACACTTTTGCAGATAGGTTCCCGGATTTAGTGAAAAAAGGATATTTGAGTGCTGATTTTGCAAAGAACTTCAGAGGAGCAAAAAACGAAACCGGTGGTTTTTTGAGAAATGATTTCAAAAGCGTGGATGCTGCTATGCAAGCTAAGGCAGCTATCATGAAATATCATTATGACGATATAGATTCATATGCGGCACATCGGGGGATAAAACTTTCTCCTAAAGCCAGAGATTTTTTTGCGCTTGCAGAATACAACGGAGGCGAAGGTACGGGGCATCAAATGCTAAATGATTATTACAATAACGGCCATTTAGAAGGAGACAAATTTTTGCAAGGACGACCGACAACCGGGAAGGGTCTAAAGGCTGACTCCTACAAGGCTGTGTATGACAATGTAGCCCGAAGACTGAGAATGCAAGAAGGACTTAAAAAAGAAGGATTATTTGACTAATATAACCATTTTCATTAATTTTAACAAACCAATAAAATGCCGATAGTCCCCAACGTATCTTTAGGATCGGTTAACACCGGAGCGACAATCGATCCTAGTGCGATTATCGCTCAAGATATTTCTACGGGTTCCGATGTGGCTATAGCGTCGCGGCAAATTCTCCTATATACAGTACAGAATGCACAATTTGTCGCGGCTATTCCTTGGCCCTTGGCGACAAATCCAATTACAATAAATCCCCTTACGCAAGACATCGCACTTAACTGCGTAATTAATTGGTTAGATGGAAGCGGGAATGTCCTTTATACATTTTCTGCAATACAATCATTTACGGGGTATGGGGAGAATTTTGCCTATAATTTAATTCAGACCGAAGAGTCTTCACCCGGCATTTTACAGGATACAAACTATCAGAATTACGTAAATACGCTTAATAATTATTTAGTTTCTGCTGTAAGAGCTATTTCCGTAGGGCAGAGTTTAAAAAATGCTCAATTGATGATACTGAAAGAGCAATATTTGGTAACTAATTCAAATAGGTATTATTAATGCCAAGCGAATACTCTATACAAACCATTTTGTCTATCGCTGATATTAGTCAATATTTGGCCAATGCCGATAATGACAAACAAACCTTTTTCAAAGGCGGAACGCTTGATCCACTATTGGGCAGAACTATTTATAGGATAAGAAGGTCTTTGGGATTAAGATTTCAGGCCGCTCCGAACGATACAACTTTAAGAGGAACAGCAGAGTATCTTTTATCATTATGTGGGCCTTATGCCTTACAAGCAAAGCAAATATTGAACAATCTGGGCCAATCTCCCCCAGTGATAACAGGACCAAATAACCAAAGCGTTCTCGTAGGGCAGACCGGAACGTTTAGCGTATCGGTTACAGGAACAGCACCATTCGCTTATCAGTGGTATCTCAACTCTGTTCTTATACCGGGAGCCACAAGTAGTTCTTATTCTAAAACAAATGCGCAGCTTACTGATAGTGGTGGGGTATATTTCGTAAAAGTAAGCAATCCTGCCGCACCTTCAGGAGTATTTAGTAATACAGCTACTTTGACGGTTACGGCTGTATTACAGGGCTTTTTCGCTTATATGGACACTGATCCAGGCCCAGACTTGCAAGCCAATTTAGACCCATTCACTTATCAATCGACTTTTGCCATAACGCACAATGCCCCCTTTGTAATAACCTTACCGGGAGCCAGTACGCCGAATAAATACCTTATTGTAAAAGTTCCTATTGGAGAATCTGTAAAATCAACGTGGTTCAATACTCCGCTGAATAATGGCACTATACCGGATAGCGTATGGCAGTCATTGATACAATTTGGCGGATTTTCATATTATTACACGCGGGTAGCTGCCAGCATGGACACTTCACAAACTTTAACTCTTTCATAATGAATGAATTTGTAGACATAAAAGGATTCGAAGGTTTTTTTAAAATCAACTCTATTGGTGAGGTATTTAGTTATGACAGGGTTGTAAATACTGGCAACGGATTTTACATTATGAAAGCAAAAAAATTAGCCATTGTTATAAGACAAAAATACCCGTCAGTATCATTATGCATGAATGGCGGAAGAGTCAAGAAATTTCTCCACGTGTTATTGGCAGAGCATTTTATTCCCAATCCGAATAACTTTAAATTTGTTAGGCATTTGAATGATGATAAATTAGATTTTCGGTTGGAAAACCTGGCGTGGGGTACGCATGCCGATAACGCCGCAGACGCCATAAGAAATGGTAAATTTGTCTTTTTGAAGCCGGAAAATAATCCTCAAACTGGCAAGAAAGGAAAATTAAGTATGTTTTATAGGGAGAAGAGCGGTCGCGCAAGACTAGTCTTAGATTTAAATACTGGCATTTTTTATGAAACTGCGAAAGATGCTGCCGAAGCAAAAAATGTTAAATACAAGGGACTGGCTAGAAAATTATTAGGGCGCAGAAAAAATAATACAGGAATGGTTTATGTATAAATAATAAAATTGAACGATATGGCTCCAAAAGAAAGAAGGAGGTTAGGGAATAAATATCCCTCCCTCTTTCTGACGATAATCATACTATTATTATGCGTTAAAGTAAATTCTCAGACGTATAATCCTAGCTTACATACGGTTACAAATAAGGCTCTGGGGATAGCGCAAGCAACACCTACGGATGCTCGTAGTATGTTCTATGATCAGACAAATTTTATTTACAGACCCTATCAATCTATTGTTGAGGTTAAAACATATTTGAATCTAGCAAAATATCGAACTGGTAATTTCTTAATTGTAGTCGATTCCGGAGGTTTATTGCAACCGAACGGCGTGTATGTCGGGGGGCATAATAATTTTTGGATGTTTAAAGATTCTACGGCAGATGCAAATCTCATAGAATTAAATCTTCAAGGAAGTTCCGGAAGTTGTGCTGGATGTCTTTTGGCTGTTAATAATCTAAGTGATTTAGCTAATGCTACAACCGCTCGATCTAACCTTGGCTTAGGTTCCATATCTACATTGTCATCTACCGCATCAGGAGGTGACGCGTCGGGGAACTGGCCTGCCATCACCGTAAACTCAATTCAAGGGAAGAATTTAGCCTACATAACCAACTATCTCAATTTAAGTAACACTCCGGCAATTCCAAGTCAATTAAACCCAACAGGACTAGGTTTAGTAACCATAACGGGGGTATACCCCAATCTTACGTGGACTGGAAGAACACCGGGAATCGAGGAAACTATTTTCGCGAATAATGCTACGTCTCGAACTGACTCTCTTAATATAGGAGCTTTCTTGTTTAGGATGTATGGTACATCTGCTTTTGGACTTCCCAAGGGTACAACAGCACAAAGACCGTCCTCTGCTGCTGCCGGTGACACCAGATGGAATACGGATAGTTTAAAGAAAGAAACATTTGACGGTGCTTCATGGGTAACAGATGGAAGCGGGGGAGGGGGTGGAGGCGGTATTACAGCCCTTACAGGAGACGGTACGGCATCAGGAACAGGATCAGTACCTTTCACCTTAGCAACAGTTAATAGTAATGTCTTTGGCTCCAATACCTTTTTGAAATTTGGGGTGAATGGCAAAGGTTTGGTAACAAGTGCGACCGCCGTAGGATCAGGAGATATTACGGGAGCTTTGGGCTTCACTCCTTATAATGCTACCAATCCGGCAGGATACATTTCTAACATAACAGGACTCGTAACTCAGGGTACGGAAATAAGTATAACGGGTTCTGGAACGTCTGGGACACCTTACGTAGTCAATTCTAAGGCCAATATCCGGACGGTTAAAACAATAGCCAATTTGTATGCGCTACCTACGGCAGGGTTAACGGACAGTGCGGTGGTTGTGGTTACGGATACAGTTGCAGGTGGACCTATGATGTGGATTTCCACTACAACTACTGTAGAAGATTCGGGAACAATATTCAAACCAACTGCCATTAGTTCGGGAAGCCCTGGCCGGTGGATACGTCAATACAACGGGTTAAAAAGTTTGCATTTTTGGGGTGTGAACGGCGACAATAGCACCAACGTTACAAGACGTACACAGCTTGCTATGAATAGTTGTGTGGGTGGTACTTTATATGTTCCATCGGGGATATACCTGATCGACTCTCTTATTTATCCAGCGCAATTATCCATGAGAGGGGAAAGCCGTAGGAATACACGCTTCCAGGCAACCGCCAGCGGTGCCCAATCTTTCATACGTCTTGGCCCCGGTCAGTCTAATGAAATTTATTGGACAGATATATCCATTGTAGCCAATGCCAGTAACGTAGGTCAAAAAGGATTTGACTTTACGGCGGTTCCGGGGTCAACTACGGGTGGTTTGTGGAACTTCGAAATGGACAGAGTGGATGTAACGAATTTCAGAGGTACGGGTATTAACCTATACTGTCATGATGGAGCCTTTGATATGGCGCATCAATTCCTAACTTTCCGTCAAGTAAGAGTCTATTGTACCACCGATACAGCCTCTCATGCCGTGGTATGGGATGGGCAAGTCAACCAGACAACTTTTGATGATTGCGAATTCGATTGCCCTAGTTGGGCAGCCGGAACGAGAGGCGTTGTTTTGATTAGTGGAGGCGCAAGCAATGACCAGATCGTAGGAGGCAATACTTTTCATAACATATCGGTTCAAGGGTTTGATCAGGCTGTATATACTTATAATGCACAAGGGGTAAGTTTCACGCAGGATTATTTTGAGTCAGACAGCGTTGGCATCTATGCCACCAATAGTTCCCGCATTACCGTGTACGACATTCACCTGTCCAATGTAGGTAACACCAGATACGTGTTTGGGAATGACAATAGCGTAATGGACATTCTAGGATACCGGCTAACTCCCAACCCCATCACCGGAAAATTCTATACCTCTCCGGGCGGAACTTCGGGCGGCGGCGTTATTCAACGTGGTGTTGGGCAAACAACCAATACCGTAACAACTGTTTTTACCGGGCAGAACATAAACGTCTCTGCTAACACCTTAAACACGGGTTATTTTACCGACATTATAACCAACGTAAGCAGTTCTGTATCCAGCTATGTAACGACCATTAACAGCAATCTTAGCCCAACGGAGCATCTTTTTATAAGAGCTTATGACGCATCTCATACCAGCAATAATGCTTTGTTATTTAAATCGGGCGGTAATATATCTCTTCCCGGTAGTTTAGATAGCGGAATGCTGGTATTGCATGACGGACAATCGGCAGAGTTTGCACGTACTGACATTGGCACTAGTGTATGGGCTTTGGTGCCTTCGTCTATTACGCCCTTATACATGAGTGCCTTTCCAACTACTGGCTTGTGGATTACTGGCAACGTTGTTTATAACAGCAATCCAACTTTCGGAACGGCTGGGATATGGGTATGTAAGAAAGGGGGCATTGGAGCAGCAGCTTTATGGGATAGTCTTGTAGTGGGAGCAGGGGGCGGAAGCGGAGGGACTAATTCAAATGTGGGTTCCGGGTATCGCTTGGCAATACCGACCACCAACAATATAAAAACTATTTTTGGTAGCACTTTTATTTCGTGGGATTCTACTTCAAATACCAATGCGCTGACCTCTAAAATAGCCAATGGAACCGCTAATAATATACTGGGTTGGGATGGGTCTGGGAATCCAGCTTCGTTAGCCCCCGATACTTTGTTTGTAAAAAATAGAGTGTCAGGAACAGGGGTTCAAGTAGGGAATATATCAAACGACACGCTGTATTTGAATAATCTAAACGGCAGCACCTTCATATCGCAGGCGAAAAATTCCGACAGTTCCATAACAACCGCAATAGCCAATTCTACGGCCAATACTCTTTTAGGGTGGAATGGGTCCGGAGTACCGACGAATATAACAGCAGGATCAGGAATCACAATATCTGGTGGCGTTATAAGTTCAAGTGGTGGCTCTAGCGCCTTAACCAATACGCATATTTTCGTAGGAAACGCCTCTAACATAGCCACAGACGTAGCCTTGAGTGGAGACGCTACAATAGCCAATACAGGAGCTTTAACGATTGCCAGCAATGCTATAACTACTGGTAAAATAAACAATAACGCTGTAACATACGGTAAGTTACAGGCCGCTTCTGGGCAGTCTTTATTAGGAGCTACAGGGGCTGGTAATTTTCAAGAACTCACATTAGGCACCAATCTTTCCATATCTGGAACTACTCTTAATGCTGCGGGCAGCGGAACGGACACGATAACGCAGGCGACAGCCCCATTACGGATTACCAGAGCGAGCAATGTAGTCACTATAGGCGGCGACAGTCTGTTGAATAAATACAATTCCAATTATGCTACCACGCAGAGAATACAATATTATCAGCCTGCATCAGGCGTTAATGGCACGTCGGATACGGTAACTAATTATGGGTGGGCAAATATAGACTCCGCTCTTTCTTATTATACAACAGTAGGAAAAGGCGCTGACTTTGGCGGCTGGCTGGTGAATAGTACGTCAAATGATTCCGTTCAGTTATTGACACCCATTGGGGTTTATATAGGCAATTCTTTTGCGGCCGCCCATCCTTGGTTTACTGGTCCGCTAGAACAACCGGGTGGATGGAATCCTACGATTGCTGATCCTTGGGGAACAACTACGCATACTTTGGATAGCCTAACGCATTATAAGTGGTACGGTATGGGGATCGGCGGGCAGACTACCTCTCAGATGCGTTCTCGATTTTTACGTGATGTGCTTGGGCTTCCCTCTAATCCCAATGACGGACTAGGAAGTCGAACGATTGGTCGAAAAGCTTCTTTTGCAATTATCGAGGGTGCAATAAATGACCTTGCTGCTGGGGTATCAGATAGTATTGTTCGGGATAATTTAGTTTGGATGGCCGAAACCTGCCTACAATATCAAGTTCCTTGCGTGATGTTGAACTGCCCTGGTGACGGGTCTGGCACAACTAAATCTTATTACCAAGCCATCGCCAGACTGAATAAGTGGATGGCTTCCGGCATATTGCAATCCTTGGGTGTAACGGTAATCGATTTAAACAAGCTATGGAACACAGCTGAGATGAACAACTACAATTTTAGCTCTTATGTAAACTCGGGAGACAAAATACATCTGACAAAGACTGGATATGATACCTTGGGAAAAATAATATTTTTTAATGCAAATATACCCGTCTTAACAAAGGCAGTTATTATAAAAGCGAACTCTCCAACCAATCCAATATCTGGCTACAACGTGCCCACAGGTATTACATTTACAGGAGTAAGCTATTCTCTAACTTCTAATCCCATAGATACGATAGCCATTACATCGTATATAACGGATTCTGTTTGGATGAAAATAACCAGCTCGTCCGGCGCTGGAAGTAAAACGGGCGTTAATTCCGTATTGTGGTATATCGATAACGATCCGACGAACGCATTTATGTATACGGAAAGAACAGCCTTTTCCGGTCCGCATCTTCCTTTCTCTAACATGTCTTCCTTGAATATCCGTGCAAAAGATTATACTGTTGGGTTAAGGCTCATAGATGTAATGGGGAATGATAATGTTTATAACCATTTACGATTAATAGGCGGACAAAGTGCCAGCACAAATATGATTATAAATGGGGGCGCTAGTCCATCCGTGCTTAACAGCTCAGCCTTGACTGTTTATGGGCATTTATCATTAAATACCGGGAGTAATATTTTCGTTCCGGGTTTTGGATCGACGATAGGTAACTTACAAATTGGCAACACCTCCAATCCAAGTACGTTAGGGAGAGGTGTTGGATATATTAACTCCGCGATGGATTTTCAAGCTGGTCAAGGATCATCGATGGCTAGTGAGGTTATGCGGTTTTCACCGTTCAGTAATACCGTGTATACGATTACGAGCAGCTCCACCCGTTTTCCAATGCACAAGTTCAATGGAGGATTGGGTAATGGAACCGACAGAGATACAGTATCATTAATGGGGACAAACTTCCAATGGAACAACACGGAAACGGGCAATGTTATACCGGGTTTTCGTGGGATATTGGATTTGCATTCCACTATACTTTCAAGGGGAACGTCCAATAGATTTTATAGCATCTGGGCAGAGAATGGAGACAACTGGTTGAATACGGTTACAGGCAAAACCTCTATCGGCACCATAAATCCAGCGGGTTCAGCTAAATTAGACGTTACCAGCAGAACAAGAGGATTTATACTGCCAAGGATGCGTCAAGGTCAACGTGATAGTATAGGATATATAGGAGCCGTAAATATTACTACTGCCGGGACTGGATATACTACGGTTCCAGTCCAGACAATCACAGGCACAGGGACGGGGGCTGTAATAAATTTCATGTTGTCTGGTGGAGGTATTGCAACTCCCACAATCATCGATCCGGGAGAAGGGTATAAGCCGGGATCGAGTATAAGTATCGCTTTCTCTGGTGGGGGCGGTTCCGGGGCTGCGGCTACGTTAACGATAAATGGACCGGATAGTGGGCTGATGATTTATAATACGACCGTAGATTCACTTCAATGGTATAAGCCATCTTGCGCTTGTTGGATAGACGCAGGTGACGGCGGACAAAATATATACAATGCAGACGGAACGCTTACGGGTAATAGAACTTTATCGGGTGCCAATTTTACGTTGGCTTTGGGTACATCCGGCAGCAAGCTATCTAATCTATCCATATGGTCTACCGCAGGCGTTAACTTAACAGGGGGACAATACGCTAGTACGGGCGGTTCTCAACTTTTGGAAGTGGCATCCACTATAAATAATCCGGTCACAGCGGCCAGCGGCACAGTAAGTAATTTTTCTGCTTATTTGTTTTCAGCCCCTACGATTACGAGTACGAATTCAAGCATTACCTATTCTAGCCCAGCCACTCTAAGAATAGACAATCAGCCGACTATGAGTACTAACTCTACTGCGACTGGCAGATTGTTGGCTTTGGATGTAGCAGCTGGGATAACACATATGGGGGTTGGGTCGTCTAATTTTTCTCTCATAGCTGATGGGTATGCTTATTTTGATGGAGCCTCACCCACCAATACTATAGGAGTGGGATTCGGGCTATCAACATCTAGTCACGCCACCTTGAACCTTCCGGCAGGTACGGACCCGTCTACAGGAGGCGTTAACACCGCTAGCGGGAATATGTGGTATAACGGCACTAATCTATATTTTGTAGATGGCAGCACGAACGGTGTTAAAAGGGATATATTGAACGGCATTCATAATTACCTACATTCAATATCAACTCCGGCTACCGGCGGAACGGTGAACTTAGTAGCTAATCAGTATAATATTATAAATCCATCTGGGACCATCGCTACGTTGACAGTTAATTTACCGTCTAGCCCCAACAATAATGACGTAGTTTATATAAAATACACACAAGCCGTTACAACAGTTACTTACGGTAACGGCACCGTTGTGGACGGCATAACAACGCCTAGTGCCGGTGGGTTGGTAGTACTAACTTTCGACAGCGGCACATCCAGCTGGTATTAAAATATGAAGACAATTTTAACTATACTGTTTTCTTGGGCTTTTATTGCCAATGCTCAAACCGTCAAACAGGTCGTTCAAGCCGAATACAGAGTGTGGTATGTGTATTCTGATTCCACCGTTAAAGGCTATTCAAATAACGGCGGGGCACATATAAAAACATGGCAAGAGCCTTCCGGTTTTCATTGGAAAGTCGTCACACCTGCTTTCAACTACATGAATGTAATTGATAGATTCGGGTACATATGGCAAAGTAAAATTTTCTTTTTAGACAATAAGGATAGCTTCTGGCGGGTAGATACCGATACAACCGGAGCCGCCTTTAATGGTAACTGGTATATTACGTACTTCGATTTTGCCAACATGACACTCCGGTCTGACTCAACACCGTGGTATTTTGGGCAAGATAACTATAGCTTCTTCTATGCAGGCGGAAATCTTGATCCTTGGACCGGCACCAACATGAAGCCCACACAATTTTCTACAGCCAAGCTGCGGAAGATCGTCATGGGATACAATCACATCGTAGGGTTGAGCAGCGACGGACTTACCGTATATGAATGGGTGCCCCCCAGCCGTACGCCCCATCAGACTATCTCGCTTCCAAGGCCAGGCGTAGATGTTTTTGTAGCATCCAGTGACTTCTGGGGCTACATAATGCCGGACGCAACGGGGTCCCAGACAATGGGTTATCCGTACGTTGCCGGAACAAGCACAAGTCTATACGGTGGTTCTACTGCCTTTACTACGCCAACATCAATAAAAGCTCTTTGGGGCCTTACGCAGCCCATAAAGAAATTTGATGTGGATTGGCAAGCGATACATTTTATAGATAGCTCTGGGCGTCTTTGGGGTTGCGGGTGGAACTCCTTTGGAGAAGTGGGTAATGGGGTGGAATTCGTGGGACGGTATACTTACCAGGGAGGTAACTTCTCTTACGGCTGGCCGCTCAACAACGGCGAAAATCCATCAGGCATCCCGGTCAAGATAGGCGACACAACAAAGAACGATTGGCAAGATATATGGTCAACTAATTGGTTCGGGACCACGAAAGGCGCACGGGATTCGAGAGATAGCATATACACGTGGGGACGTAACAAGGCCAATGTCATGGGGAATGGCCTTCAGAACAACATTTGGTTAAAAGACACTTCCAATATGGACCAGTTCCACTACAACGCCATAGATATAATAACCCCCACGATTGTTACCCCAATTTCGCAAACGACCACTTTAGTAAACGGGCGACCCCCCACCGTAAATGCACTCAATCAAAGCATAAGTACATCCAGCACTACCATTACGACAACCGGTAATATGCTGAAAGTAATGACGGTTGCCGACACCACCAATGTTATTTGTTGTGCTATTGCTTCCCATGCTTGGACTCAGATAAGCGGTCCCAATACAGCAACCCTTACCAATGCTAATACACAAACCGTTACAGCCTCTAATCTTATCAATGGAACATATGTTTTTCAAGATTTCGTATCCGACAATCACAGTGGACAAGATACAGTACAGACGCATATAACAGTCTCAATTTCGGCAGCTCAACCTTGGATTCATCACAATAGAAAATTCAAAACCAAGCAACTTCCGTAATGGATGAGAAAGAAATACAAATACGGGGTATAGTACTCATGGAAGAGATGAGTAAAAAAGTAAATACCATTGAAATAAAAGTGGATTCTATTTACAATGAAAAAATCCATACCCTTGACAAAAGACAGGGAATTACAGAGGATAAAGTTTCTAGGATTGAAAAAATGTTTTACGGATCAATCATGATAATAATAGCGCAGGCTATTGGATTGGTATTCTTATGGATTCAAAAAAAGTAAAATGGAGATAGAAAAAGAAATACGAGAATTGAAAGTGCTGGCAATGCGCAACGCCAAGCCCATCTTTGACGAACAAATAACGCGGTGTGTAAGCGCCATCATCGTTGATCTTTCAGATGGAACGATCCTCTATTCTACACCGCCGTCCAATGATTTATTTGGGTATGTAAATGGGGGACTAGACGGGAAAAACATAACCGATTTGATGCCGGAAAGATTCAGAGTAAAGCACAAGGGACACTTAGCGCACTTTGCTCATGCGCCCAAAATAAGACAAATGGGAGAATCTGAAATGGCCCTTTACGGTCTTCACACAGACGGATCAGAGTTTAAGATAGAAATAAGCCTATACCCTACTGAAATAATAAATACCCGATGTGCCGTAGCCACTATTTTGAAGATGAGATAAATTTACTATATTTATAATATAAAATCCCCATTATGAGCCCATTCTGGACCGAAGTACTTGGAAAGGATAACGATCCTAATGTTTTAGGAGCCGCATTCTTCTTTGCCCTCATAGGTATTTTCATTACGCTCCTTTTAGGCACATATGCCAGGGTGCCCGTTTCGCCAAATAGCCCTACTAAATTTTCTTGGTCGTATTTATGGTCGGATAATTTCAAAAGAATAATAGCTACTCTTTTAATGGTGGTCGTTTCTCTTAGATTCATTCATGATCTTTTTGGATTTGAATTAAGTGCTTGGCATGGGTTTGTCATTGGAACCGGATGGGACGGGCTCGCATTTTTGATAAAACAAAAAACGCGTTTGCTTGACCCGAAATAACCTCATAGCATATATCATAATAGGAGCGGCTATTGCTATAGGTTTAATCATTGGATTAAGGGGATGTGAAAGAAAGCCGGGGCCAGATCATGCTGTAGATAAAGCAGTGATAGATAGTATAACGAATAAAGCGCATAAGGATAGTGCTGTAGCGGCTAAAATAACAGCAGTTTTAACAGATTCATTAAGTAAGCTCCGGCATGCTAATGATTCCTTAGAAATAGATCAAAAATGGCAAGAAGGAATGGTATTAGATAAGGCGACACGCTTGAAATGGTTGATACGTAAAATAGACTCTCTGAAAGCTAAAAATGATACACTGGGTCAATTAGCCGGATGTGACTCATTGAGGGATTTATATGAAGGCGCGGCCAAAATTGTAGGCGGGTATGAATATCTTTCTGATAGTCTTATTGATCGTCTGAAGTCAGAAAGAAAACTCTCCGATAGCGTAAAGAATTATCTTTACTCCATGTTTAGCCAATCCAATAACGATCTATTTGAGATTTCCAGAAAATATAACAATCTTTACGAAGATTATAAAAAAGTGAATGTTAGACCAAAACGATGGAGTTTAGGGCCTTCGGCAGGGGCATTTATTACTAATAATGGAGTTGGGTACGGTATTGGCATTACACTTTCTTATTCCATATTAAAGTTCTGATTATGCAGCACAACATACCAAATGAAACCATTCAAAACCTTATTATGCCATGGGAAAAACACTATGGGAGAAGCTCATCCACTTCATCAAAATTTGTTATCAAGAAAAATTTTCAACTCTATTTAAGAGTTGTCTTTTGGGACTTATTGCAAGTATGCAGTTACTGTGGAGCGGCTCGCTTGCTGCATCTTTGGTGATATATGTTTTAAAGGGGATGGGAACCCTCCTATTAACAGCCGGAACTACTTTGACAGGATGTTATATCTCGTATCGCTTTGATAAATGGAAAGAAAAACAATCTTCGGATAAACCAAAGAAAAAGAATCGTAAAGCAGCTTAAATTATATTTTATGTCTAAAGCCACAAAGCCCGTAAAGCCAACAAAACCAATTAAACCCGGTCAGCCGGGGCCAAAACCAGCAGATGGAAGTCTTCCGCCCGGAACAAATCCACCACCACCTAAGACGTAACGACGATAATAGGAGGCGGATTATTTGGATAGTAGTAATGATATTGTTGGGATTCGAAATACCCGAAATCCCGACGTATATTTACTATTTCGATAACAGTATAATAGTGCGGCAAAAAGATTGGTTTTTATGGCCATGGCATCATCAAAAAATAGCTGAATTTTGGTACTTTAAAGAAACGGCTAATCATATTTCTAGGCTATTATTTCTGATAGCAGCCACTAAAACGGCTGTTCAATATAGTACTGTTGTGTTTTTGGCTTTCTTTATGGCAATGATGTACCCCGTTGTTGATCTTATCATGTTCTGGCTTAACTATAACCAATGGCCTGTAGTATATGAGTTTGTTGTATTGATATTTTACTTGGCAGGCCGTGGATTGATAAGACCTTATATGCCGGATTCATTCGCTCGTATTCGTTCGATTTTTTAACCCAAAATACACAATATGATACATCTTAATTTTTGGCTATTCCTGATTCTTATGGCTGGCTCTTTTGTCGGCGGCTATCTTGTACGAAACAATGGCAACAAAGTAAAACTTTAAACTATGCCAGAATACATTTCTTTCGGTGAAGCATGGAGGTATGTATCCTCCTTTCCTTCATATTGGATTTGGATAGGAGCCTTCATAGTAGCTTTGATTGCCGGGCTTATTATCATTGAAAAGCTGGCCATTAAAATGAATAGAGAGTTAAATACCGTGAAATTAGTATGGGTAATTGTATTTTCTTTTTTAATCATGGGGGCCATCTTTAAGAATCCGACAAACATTGCACAGAATACCACAAAGGAACAAGCCGCCCGTGGCGTATATATCGGCTGGTAAAACCATGAAACCACTATTTATAATAACAGTATGGGTGATATTTGCCGTGGGGAATATTGGCATAGCTGAATGGAATGACTCAGTAAGGCGGAAAAGAATTGCCAATAAGATCACTAAGCAAATAGAACACGGCTGGTATTTTACTGGCTATACCCTTCTTTGTCTTGGCGTGTTTTATATATCCAGAAATTATTGGGAATTATCCAGTCTGTTGTTATTGAGAACATCGGTATTTGCAGTTGCGTACAATAAGTTCAGTGATTTACCGGCCTTCCATCTTTCCATTTCAACAACCTCATGGTGGGATAGGTTATTACGTACCATAGGACTAAAATCAATTGAGGAAGTTGCTATTATTTCATTTTGTATCAGCATCACGTTTGTGATGTTCCAACTTTTCCACATATGACACTACCGGATCAATACAAATGGCTTGCTGATGTAACAGGGCCAAAAATGCTAGTAACGGCTTTAAAGTACTACGGACTAAAAGAAGGCGCTGGCAGCGCGGATAACCCAACCATAATGCAATGGGCGCATGATTTTGGGATAACTTGGTACACCCATGACTCAATTGCTTGGTGTTCGCTCTTTTTAGGAGAGGTCGCTAAAGAGTCAGGATACACACCCCCAGATAAAAATAATTTATTGGCTGCTGTTAGCTGGTCTAATTGGGGCAATTGGACAAACGGCCATTGGTTGGGGGCTATTATGGTATTCAATCGACCAGGAGGTCATCATGTAGGGCTATATATCGGGGAAGATAATGACGCATTCCATATCCTTGGAGGGAATACAGGTGATGCCGTAGCGGTGGCGCGATTGGCAAAAGATCGGCTTATCTCTGTCCGGTGGCCTACAAACGAACCATTACCAGCAAATAAGAATATAATAGTCTTAGCAAGTTCTGGAGCCTTGTCTCAAAACGAGGCATAAACTAGGTTTCTCGATAGGGTTTTATAGGGGAGCCCTTGGCGTAGCGGTACGTCAGGGGCATTTTTATAATGCAAAATGCCCGAACAATCATATTTCAGATCATTCGGGCGTTGTTACTGCTCGGGCGAATGGCCGGTTAAAGGACGGTGCTGTTAGCGGAAACCTGGTGTATAATATTATCGTATAAAAAGTGGGATTTTGGCCTCCCGGGGGCACCACGAGAATCGTGCATGTGATTCGAGTTTAATTGTTAATAATGCATTATTGCAATTGAAATGCTAAAGTATGCAAGATGCGTCAAAAAAACAATAGCAGAAACTAAATTCCGGGTAAATAGGTATATTCAAAACAATTTATAAGAAATATTTTGCCGTTTGTTGGAAAAGGTTTTATTTAGTGGTATGGAAAAAGGAACAAAGAAAGAAAGGCGCGGCAAGGTATATGTAGCGGCATGGATAGACAAGGATGTTGAAAAGAAGGCCAAAAAACGGGCTAAAGAAGATAAGCGTACTTTTACCGCGTATCTGGAAATGGCGCTTTATGATTTTAACGAACGCTAAAAATAATTCACATGACATATCCTGAAGCAGAGAACAAAATTATACAGGCTTATTTTAGAGATGAAATAAAGCCAATGAATCCTTCCTTTTGCTTTTGTGGCACCTTAAATGGGTCGGATAGTTGGTGTATTGCAAGACGCGGTTTTGATTGGCCAGATAATTATACTCGGGCCGAATATGCTAAAATGGAAGCGGCTCTTTTGAATGAGTTACGACCATTTGGGGTAAGAAATTTTTCACGCATCCCCGGTGGATGGACAGGGGATATTGATGAGAATATTGGCTATGAGGACGCTTTATTTATCGGGATGAGTAAAGCCCTTGAGGTCTTAAAGCAAATACACATAGACCGTGGAGAAAACATAGACCCAGTACCCTTTAAGAAGCGCGAATTAGTTTAGGTTCTGATATTTTTCATCTGGACAGGTCATCATAGGAGAATCCGCTCAGCCGAGGGGCGGATTTTTAAAAAGTTCTTTAAATTCTTGCGTATAAAGGCAAGCTACAAAATAAAGGAGGTTTACGGCCTTTAGGCGTAGTATAGATTGTTGGGAGTGGGAGAAACACCACAGTAAACTAAGCTGGTGAGAACACCCAGATAGGAAAACCCTTGGGCAAGGCGGACCGAAGGATAAAGACCCGCAGGATGATCATCCTTATTCGTAGAAGCTGGCAGACAGTGGAGAATTCGCACGAGGTAGGTAAAGCCTCGGTTTTTAATCCTTCCCCTATATCTTATTCAAAAGTTAAAACCCCTTGCCATGACATTTTTAAAATACGCCATTGGTTTTTTCGGGTTCTGTGCATTGTTTGTATTGTCTTTGGCTATATGGAGTAATAAAAAAGAACCAATAGAAGAGGAAGAAGGGGGAGTAGTGAGAGAAATGTATCCATCACCGGACGACCCGGAATACGCACAATTCAAAGACAATAAGCCCGATTGGAAACCGAAACGCGCACAAAATAATTAGGCCTTTTTCATACGGATCATCACCACAGGACCACCAGGGAGTCGCTTACGGGTCATAGCGGCTCCCACTTTTAAAATGAATTAAAGAGTGTTCTAATACGATAAGATAAGGTTTAAGCGGCTAACGGATGCTGGTTGGCATTCATTAGTAACCGGTTCCCGGAATTTCCCGGGAACCCTTTTTCAACTTCTTGCCGGTGGTTCTCCGGACGGCGTTAATATGACGGGGAGCGAATTCTAAGTTGGAGGGCGGGATAGCTTAGGTTTTATAGTTCCGCCCTTTTTTAAAACCCTAAATCATGAAGCGCATTATTTTTTATCTCGGAATAGTAAGTATATTATTCATTTCCGCATGTAGGTCTGAAAAGAATATGTGTGACCGTGTGCATCGCTCTTATTCCGGGTACTAACCTTTCTTCATAGATAAATTGAAGGCAAGCAAGACGGCCCAGCATATCTATGTTGGGCTTTTTAACTTAAAACATTGTTCATGAAACCACTCAAAGAAACAAATCCCCTCATAGAATTACCCCTGTGGACACTTGTTTTTGGATGTATCTACTATCTACTGACTTAACTTTGTAATGTTTAGTTGTTAACAGCAGAAAAAATCCCCGCGCTATGTCTATGGCCGGGGATCATTGTTTTATGAAACGCTTCTAGGACGATGGCATTATATCAAGTATTTTACGAATTCGGAGAAAGATTCGAAAACAAAAATACGAACGTCTTCAAACTTAATCATAATCGATTTTACTGCTAAAGCGGGATTGGTAAAATTGCGATATTCCCAATCATGCGTGTTATTTACCCCTAAATAGCCAACTGTAGAGGAAATGTTAGCAAATATCCATTGGTCTTTCCCTGTCTTTTGGAGCTTCATTATCTGTCCATCCTTCGTTTTATATGCTATTAAGGAGGTGTCAGTTACCAAATCAATGATTGTATTCATTCTTATTTCTTGCATCTTTATTAATTTTAATGGTAGTTAATCGCTACTTCCACCGTCTCCGCCGCCGCTATCACTAGAACCGCCTGCATCATGGCTAGTCAATTTCAATAGTTTCTACGATAGCCGTCAACTCTTCATCTGCCTTCCTGGTTTCGGCGGCTGGTTCTGATTCAAAGTAATACGCTTCAAATAAATCCAGAGTCCAGCCATTTGGACCCCAATAGTATTTACTTGTATCTGCACAGTTATCGACAATTACGTAGGCTGTGTGTAACATGGCTTATTGTTTTTTAGGTTTAATATGCCATAGGCAAACAAGATATTCCCTGGCACAAATAATATCTTCCTGCTCTTCATTATAAAAGGCAATCCGTGTGTTACCAAAATTGTATTGATTTATTAGAGAATGTCCTTGACGCTCATTGTAAGTAATGGGGATGCCGTTGAATTCTGTTTTCATAAAAAAGGTTTTATTTATTGCATTCTTCAATAAGGGCCTTAGCCAAGGATACGCTTATTGTAGCTATTTTTTCATTATCAGTAGGAAGTGACGCGCTCCAAGATGAATTAGATAGAAGCCCGTTGGTTATAAGCATCGCTGCATATTCTAGCTTAGTAAAGCCTCATCAGTTAGCCTTTACTACAATAATTTTTGCCCCATTCACATAGCAATATTGAGCATTGCTACGCACATGAGCAGCCCGGCTTTCTGTTGTTGATTTATCTCTTGTGGTTGCCGATGCGATGTCAGTAGTGGTGTTGTACCATCCATCGCCCGTATGCGTGTTAACATAATGGCCATCATAGTGGCCCCCTTGAATTTGAACTGCGAAAAGTTCTGTATTTGTGTTCATAACTTAGTTTTTAGTGATTATTTAATTCCCTTCAACGATATAAAGGTAATACGTAAATCACAATTCACAAAGCCTTTTGCCATTTATTTTGAAAAATAGTTTTTAGCATGTTTTAGCAGATTGACGCACAATGAAATTGCGTTCGAAATAAATAACTATTTTAAAGTCAGCAGTGCCTCTTTTGAGTCTATTGTATAATGCTGGCTCTTTAATTCCGTGTAAGTCGGCATAATCTTTTACTAGCATTGCGCCGGGGGGCAATACATCAACTATTGGATATTTCCCTTCATTTCGTTTCATTCTGATTAACATTTTTAGCGTAATCTTTTAACCATTGCGGCATATTGCCCATTTGCGCAGCGTTCCCCCAATTACGTACAATCTTATAAATAAGGTTAATTTCTGGGTGTTCTGGGCTATCAGCTACATGAGCGCGTAATGGGGTTACGATTTGATTCTTGAAATCTATAAACGCCCCAACTAAAAGTTTTTCGTAGGTGGCCTTAAAAGTTGATTTATTATAACGTTCACCTGCGAAATATTTATTGTACTGAAGCTCAATAAAATCTCTTATGTATTGCTCTTCTAATTGCTCTGTTTTTAGATCATTGTACATCTCATGCATTTCTGGCAATTGATTGTAATATGCATCATTCATGATATAATATTTTGGACTGGCTTAAGGATTCGAACCTCTTCGTTCCTGGAACTTTACCATGTGGCAGATATCATGCCGCCAATCATTTATAAATGCCCTGCATGGATTCGAACCATGATAACTAATCTATCGCATATTTTCCGGGGATCAATCCATAGCATTTGCGAACCAATTAGCTGTCCTTCCCGGCTCAATGGGATTATGTATTATGCCCAACAACTTGGCCTTCGCTGGCCTGCTTAGACGACAGAACAATGCAAATATAAGCAATGATTCACAATTCACCAAACTATTTATTTCAGTAGCTTCATCCCCCCCTCCCCCCCC